GACATTTTGGGTTGTGCGCACATAATGACCGGTTATCCCATTTGTTAATAAAATAAATGGAGGTAAACAAGATGTTTAATTCAAACGGAGTTAGTCTCGCAGATATTGCCGCAGTAACAGGCAATAATCGTAATAACGATGGTATGTGGGGCGATGGTGCATGGTGGATTGTAATTCTCTTAATCTTTGGCTGGGGCAATAACGGCTGGGGCGGTTTCGGTGGAAATGGCAACGGCGCAGGCTACACTGATTCAGCTATACAAAGAGGTTTTGACAATCAGGCAGTTATCAGCAAGTTAGATGGCATTTCTAACGGACTTTGTGACGGCTTCTATGCTATGAACAATAGTATGCTCACAGGTTTCAATGGTATTAACACAAATATCATGCAGACCGGATTCGGTATCCAGCAAGCTATTAACGCTGATACAGTCGCTAATATGCAGAATACAAACGCATTACAGGCACAGCTTGCTAACTGTTGCTGTGAGACAAGAGAAGCTATTCAGGGAGTTAATTACAATTTAGCAACTAACACTTGTGCTTTACAGAACACAATGAACAATAATACAAGAGATATTATTGACAGCCAGCAGGCAGGCTTTAGAAGCATATTAGACTACTTATGACAGGATAAGATAGCAACACTTACAGCAGAGAACAACGATTTACGCAGAGCAGCTTCACAGGATAGACAGAACGCACTTCTGACTGCTGCAATGAGCACACAGACAAATCAGATTATCAATGCTGTAAACCCAGCACCAATCCCGGCATATACAGTACCTAATCCAAATGCGTATTATGGATGCGGATGTAATACAGGATGCGGATGCTAAACAATTAAATAATCAAGTATCTTAATCAAATTTAATCGGTTTAATTCTTAGTTTATCTTGGTTTTAATCGGTTTAATCGAGTTAAGTATCGAGTTTAACTCGAAAGAAAACTCGGAAGATTATGTCTGCTAAGCAGTATTACTTATAACCCAAGGGCAGACTATAATGTTTGCCCTTATTTTTTATGAAAGAGAGGTAAAGATAATGGAAATAACAGGAATTGCGTTACAAACAGTTGCAGCTGGAGAAGATGTTGCATTTACAGAAACACCAGTATGCGGAACTAAATGTATAGTCCACAGACAGGGAAGTGGAATCATTAAGCTAAGAGGTATTACTAATCAGTGCAAAGCTAGATTTTTGGTATCGTATTCCGGCAACATTCAGATACCTACAGGCGGTACAGTTGGAGCTATTTCGCTTGCCATTGCAGTAGACGGAGAACCTTTACAGTCAACACGAATGGTTGTAACGCCAGCCGCAGTTTCGAATATGTTTAACGTCTCTGCACAAGCCTACGTGGATGTACCTTGTGGTTGTTGCAGTACAGTAGCGGTGCAGAATACATCTACACAGGCTATTGAAGTTCAGAATAGTAATTTGATTGCAGTAAGGGAGGCTTGATATTATGCATAAATGGGCTAAGCAAATTATGGAATGTGTCAAGGCTAAGGTTGAAGCAATCGGATTAGATAGCTTTGAGGGACAGAACCTTGACGATTTAAAGGATTTTACAGAAATAGCAAAGAACATAGCTTGTTTTGACAAAGATTACAGAATTGTTGAAGCTATGGAAAAGTCAGAAGATAACGAAGACATTATGCGTATGCTTGAACAGTACGAAGATTATCCAGACAGAAGATACTATGACCATTACCGCTATGCTAATGGCAGATTTGCCCCAAAAGGTAAAGGAACATACCGCAGAGGATATGAAGAGCCGCCATATTACCATATGTACCCAGAAGCAGAACATATGAGGGATATGGATAGGGATTATGGCAAGATGTACTATACAGAGCCAATGAACGAAAGCGGCTATGACAGGGCAAAGAGAAATTACACAGAGACTAAGGAAATGCACAAGAATAACACGCCAGAAGATAAAGAACACAAGATGAAGTCGCTTGACAGCTACACTAAGGAACTTGCAAGCGATATTACAGGTATGGTGGCTGATATGTCAGCAGAAGAGAAGAACTTACTTAGAACAAAGTTAAGTACTCTTGTATCTAAGATATGATTCTAAAGGCTATGGGTAGCAATATTCATAGCCTGTTTTTGCACATTGATAACTGAATATTGGCTAGTGAAAAAATATTTTAAAATAATGCTTGACAATAAGGTGTGACATAAATATAATAAAGGTGTGACAAGAAAGGAAGTGATGTTTATGTCACCAGCAGGCAGACCTAAAGCTGATAATCCGAAGTCAAGTAGATTTAGTATCAGACTTGATGAAGAAACAGAAAGAAAGCTGAAAATCTATTGTGAACAGCACGATATCACAAAAGGTGAAGCTATCAGAAGAGGAATACATCTGCTTTTAGCTAAAGAAAAAGAGTAGTTGTAACCAAGCACGATAAACAACTACTCTTGCCAATTCCACAGGGAACATAAATATATTACTATGTTTCTAATGGGATTGCAAGCAGACAATATAGAGATTGTAACAAAAAATAAAATACAAATAAAATAACCAAAAGCACGATAAAAAATAGATAGCGATTATACAAAAGATGAAACAATCTCTGTATTACAGCTTTATTCACAGGAGGAAATATTATGACAGCACCAATGAGTTTCAAATCAATTATGATTCCAGAATGGCAATATGACAAAATGGTTAAATCATATGATGAAGCGGTGAATAAAATCCGTGAGCTTGAAGAGGAGTTAGCAAAGTATAAGAAATGCACTAGCTTATAGAGTTATTCCTCTATGATGATTTAACAGCATTCTGGGCATAATAATAATCATCAACAGTTGGAGGAATAAACAATGTTATTAGAAACTATAAGTAATACACAGGATATGAACTACAAGACACCCATTGAGGTTGAATTAGGAATTGATGATAAGGGAATGACAACAGCAAGAAAATTGTATCAGTTTTTAGAACTTGCGCCACAGAATTACTCAAGGTGGGTTAAGTCAAACATTATTGACAATGAATTTGCCGCAGAAAATGAAGATTATTTTTACTCTTCATCAATGAAGAATGAACAAGGGAGAGGCAATTTTGCTGATGATTACAAACTAACAGCACATTTTGCTAAGAAGTTGTCTGTCAAGGGTAACGGAGAAAAAGCGGAACAGGCAAGAGAATATTTTGCAACAGTTGAGGAAAGAGTTAAGCAGAAAGTGATTGACCTTGAACAGCTTGACCCTCAAACAAAGCTGATGAACTTGCTTGTACAGCAAATATCAAGAAATGAGCTTGAACAGAAGCAACTTGCAAAAGAAGTCAGAGAAGTAAAACAGACACAGAATGCTATTGCTGAAACATTCCAAAGAGTAGATGATGTTGAGAACTTCCAGAAATGGGTCAATTCTTGCATTACAAAGATTGCTGAAAGTCCTTACTTTAACAAAGGTGATACCAGAGATAAGAGATATTCGTATGCAAGAAAAGAAAGTTACGAAAGACTAATGCAGAAAAGAAATTGCAGGCTTGATGATAGAGTTCAGAGAGCTGTCGGCAGAGCTTTGGAAGAAAGACCAGACATTAAAAAGTCTGAACTTAAGAAAATCAACAAGCTATATGTAATTGCCAACGATAAAGACCTTAAACCAGCTTATGAGTTGGTAATTAAGGAAATGATGATATGTTATTGTGTAAAGAGTGCATAACAATTAAATACATTAAGCAAACGCCACTAGCCAATATCGGTTAGTGGTTTTTGTTTTATTTAGAAAGGAGCATACAGATGGTTTTTAGCATTAATGGCACAATGTGGCGAGTACAATATGAAAATTCAAATTCGGGTGAATTAAAGCGGTCAGACAATGTTTCTGTGCTAGGCGTAACAGATAGAAATACGCATACAATTTATCTGTCAAATGCCTTGCGTGGATTTATGCAACGCAAAGTGCTGATACACGAAGTATGCCACGCAATCTGTATGTCTTATGATGTGTATTTACCTATTGAACAAGAAGAGATATTGTGTGATTTTGTAGCAACTTATGGAGATGAAGTATTTGACATTGTTGATATGGTTTTAGGAGCAGTTAGGAGAGTGGGATGATGAGTATTGATGAGTTATTAAAGATAGTTCAAAAGACTAATCCGACTATGACAAAGGAAATATTAATATATGAGCTTAGTCAATGCCGGTATTCAAGTAAAGCATTGATTTATACAGAAAAATGCTGCCAAAAAATTTCGGGGTAACGCATTTGATACCTCCCCCGGATACATCTTTGATATTCAGAAAAACGATTTTGACAATTTTTAAAATTCGGTTCAGATTTCGTTCAAATCCTACTTAAAAAAATAAAAAAATTTTTCCACAAATTTTATTGCTAAAATTTTCAATACCCCCGTCATATGCAATTTTGGAATCCAAAAATCGGTTACACAGAATTTCAATTTTTACTCCCGATTTCGTTCAGATTTGCCTTGAAAAATTGATGAAAAACTTTAACAGATTAAAGTGCATTATATAAACTTGACCGGCTGCGATTCGTGCTTGTTTTGACTTTGTGACTTTGTGATTTGACCTGTACGGTGGTTTTATTGTGTCGGTGTAGACTTATAAGCCTACAGAACAAAACAGCCTTAAAACGCCTTTGGCAGCGTTGCATAAAATGGGTATAATATGCCCTTGCAAGTCGTGGAAGCTGTCGCCAGTTCTGGAGAATTCAACAGAACGCACGCCGCCCCGGTTGGGTACACTTGTACACCTAAAAAGCCTTATATATAAGCATAGCATTATTGTATTAATTTTTCAAGGTACGCAAAGAAAAGCATATAAATATATACGCTTAGTGCTTGCGGCTGGAATCGAACCAGCCAAACCAGAGCAAGCCAAAAGGGCGCAACCTGTACACTCCCCAAAAGCTAATTCGCTAATTTTGTTTTTATCTGCTTCAAAAACTTTTTATTCATATCACAATCTTTAATTCCTCGCATTTTTAAGACATAGACACTTATGTCTTTATAATACAAATCAACAATTCCTTCTTTGTTGTGCCAGTCGTTTGCATCTCCTTGCCAGCATTTTATTCTGTGCTCTTCTTTTTGCCTTGCGATTTCTACACTTTCGGCAAAATCCTTTTCTATATTTATTTTATCATTCAAAAACCTGTTTATTAAACCCTTAAAGGTTTTTAAATCTGATTTATATATATAAATTATATATAATTTTCTATAAATTTCTTTGCTTCTCTCGGTAAGCAATATATCTTTTTCTTTTTCTGCTTTAATCTGTTCTAACTCTGCCGCAGTTCTTCTTGTATACGTTCTCTTTTTTCTGTTAGATATAATTTCATCGAATTCTTTAACCGTAAAGTTTAATACTGCATTTTCTTCTATACAATAAAAATCTGTTTCATTGTAAATTTTTCCTGTATGATGCCAGGAAGACCACACCAGAAAATTCTCTTTCAATTCTTTTAATGTCATTTTTTTAAAATCTATTTCTGTTTTTTTATCAGCGTGCCAAAAAATGTTATCTATCTCTTCTAAAATAGTGGTTTTAGTCCACTTATACATAGGTTTTTCACCTTGCGAATACGCCCAAACGGCGTTGTTACTCATTTGATTTTTATAATAACCTGTCATTTTTTAAATCTCCTTTACTTTTTATATTTTATATGCTATTATAACAAAGACATTTGTTGTTGTATATTTTTAGGACAAGTGCTATTTTGAATGGTAAGAGAGGAAGTATATTGTACTTCCTCTCTTTTATTTTAGCAAGCCGGGGAATCAAACCCCGGAAGCGCCAGTCTTGCCTAAATACAACTTTTGAGTGCTAATCTTTTAACCTCTTCATATTTGACATTAACAAGATATTTTGCGCGGTCAAAATTGACATTTCCGCCTGTGCAATTAACAATGTAATTTGCGCATTCTATGTATTTATTAAACTCTTTTTCATATGCTTTATCAAAAGCCTTTTCTAACTCTGCATTTTCGGGATTGCTTTCCCATTCTTTCTCTATTACGTCACAAGTCCTTACAAGCTCGCAATATTCGTCAATTAATTCATATAATTTTTTCATAATCTTGTACCATTTAACCAACTGTGATATAATCGGCTTACCTTTCTTTTTTTGATTGGTGGCGGTTGTGTGTCTTGGTAGGATTGCAACCGCCTTATTTATTTTGTAGCTTAATAATAACACCTTTTAAGGTGTATGTCAACACCTTTTAAGATGTTTTTAAATTTTGTTTTTAAGTGTTGCAAAACTGCAATATTTTATATATAATAGTAAAAACAAAACAGAAAGGAGCTTGTAAATGATTACATATAAAATAGATGTATTAAAAGAGCTGGCACAGCGTGGCTACACCGCTAACAGAATGAGGAAAGAGAAGATATTAAGTGAAAGCACAATGCAGAATCTAAGAAACAGGAGTGACATTAATACAAAAACTTTAAATACATTATGTATTATATTAAGATGCCAGCCAAACGACATTTTAGAGATAGTACCAACCAACGACGAAAAAATAAAATATTTTTAAATAACACTAAAAAAGGTGTTGACAATGTAACACTATTGGTATATACTTAAGATACATTAAAAGAAAGGGCAGCCGAAAGGCTGGAAGGTGGAAAGGATGAAAACAATCGAATTATTAAACAAAGTTGTTGGATTAGGATTTAACAGAGAAAAGGCACTTGCTGATATAGACGCAAGCCTTGACGAAATAATCGGAGCAGAGAACAGAAAGCCAATCGCAGAAGAGGAAATAAGCGAAGAGCTGGCGAATGATATTTTATTTGGGTTTGAATGTGAAAAAGAAAACAATTAAGAAAGGTTAAAAGGTGGATGTTGTGAGATATTTAACAGTTAGAAGAAACAAGAATAGAGAACCTAATAAAACGGATATGAAGAGCCTTGCAAAATTCTTTACAAGTAAAAATGTGGGAAAATATGCAGATTATGACAGCCATTTATTCGCTGTTGAAGAAACAAGAAACGCTGGTAAAGAATTTGTCGGATATACATTTAAAATAGCTACAAAGGCGGAGAAGTCTGGCGGATGTGATTACTATTTCGGTGAAGTTCTTGATACTGGGGATAAAGTTGTTATATCCACAGAAAACGAGTATAAGAGTTTAGACTGGGCATATAACAAAGCTTTGGAGATAATTAAAAAAGAGTTCTAAAATCGGATAGATAAAATAAAAAAGGGGAGCTTAACGTTCCCCTTTTTTCTACGCCGTGCGTTACTATTTAAGAAATACAAAAACGTATATTTCAATACATCCAATGTTATTGTTTAAAAATACAAAATAGCGTATTTCAATACATTTTTGTTACTGTTTACGTTTTACATAATAAACAGTTTTTTATATTATGTCAAGTCAATAAAATTGACTTTATAATATATTTATGCTATATTATTTTAATAATTAAATATATAAGATTTACACCCGATAATTATATAATAGTTATTGGGTTATTTTTATGTTATTAGTATATATTACAATAAGCTGGATAAGCTCCAGCAGAAAGGGGAATATATGGAGAAAGTAAAGGAAACGCCAGAAAGTCAAGAAATTTTTGAAAATGAAATTGATATGTATTTCAAAAGATTTTGCAAAGATGAAAACATTGAAGATATGGCAGCGGCTCCGCAATCCCTTTTTTATGCCGCTTTAATTTATGTATATAATAATACTTTTAAGGGTACTAATAGACTAAAATTAAAGGGTAAATTACAGGGATATAATAATAATAATTATAATAATCAATACAGTAATATAAATAATAGTAATTGTAATAGTTATAATTATAAGTACTTAAATTATATAGCAGATTATTATATATATATATGTTATAAGTATGATAAAATATGTACTATAAGTGGCTATTGCAAATTAACTGGTATAAGAGAAACTGTTATATACAATTGGGCTAATGAACGAACGAAAGCGGACAGACTAAGCACTTCGGCTTATGATTTGTGGGAAAAATTGTCAAAAGATTATGAATCCAGTGGAGAAGCACGACTCTGGTCTGGTAAGAACCCAATTGGACAATTGGCGGCTATGAATCATCATTTCACTTGGAATCTTCCCGGCGTTAGCAGAGAAAGCACCAGTAAAAGGGCTCTTACAGCCGCAGAAATACGCCAACAATTGAGCCAAAACAATACACAATTAACCGATAAACAGCAGATAAACGCTGTAAACAATTCAGACACAATTTAAACAACTTGTAAACCGCTTAAATACTGGGTTTGTGAGTAATAAGTATTTATATAACGCTGATAAATTAAGGTTTATCGGCGTTATGGTATGGATATGGTGTTAATTGTGTTAATTGTTTGATAATATGGCATAAAATAGACACAACTACATAACAAGGGCGGAGGGGGTTTATTTGCCTCCAGAACACGCCTCAACTAAGTCACTCATTTTTCCACGATAAGAAAAAGCCCTTATATATTAATATATATATTTATATTATTATCACCACATAATACACATATTATATAATTATATATAAATAACACCTAACCATTAATCATATAATTAATACTAATAAATCACTTATATATTTAATTAAAAATAATCCAATTAACATCTATACATTTAAGCTAATTAGGTGTATAATAGACACATATTAATTAATCACAAGATATTCAATAAACACATCAGAGAATCAGCTAGTCGGCTGAATAAATTCCAAAAAATTTTCAAAAAATAAAAAAGAGTTAGGAGTTATAAATGCAGGGCAATGAATACCAAAAATTGGCTATGCGTACTAACGATAAAATGGCTCATCATAGATTAATTACTGAATTAACTGGCAAGTTTCCACTTAGTCCTCTAACAGAAAGCAATGCTAAGTGTAGCAACATAAATGACATAGCAGGACTTCTTAATGGTGTCTTAGGTTTAACCGGCGAAGCTGGCGAGGTATCAGACCTTGTTAAAAAGGGCATATTTCACGAAAAAGGCATAGACTTAGAACATCTTAAGAAAGAGTGCGGCGATGTAATGTGGTACGTTGCTATGATTTGTGAATCTTGTGGATTCAGTCTTGATGATGTAATGCAGACAAACATAGATAAGCTTATAGCACGTTATCCAGATGGCTTTGATTCTTACAGAGCTAATCATAGGCAGGCAGGTGATGTCTAATGCTTAAGCCGGAGGAAGATTGCTGCAATTGCTTATATAAATTTAAAATGTGGTTTGAAACGCCTTGCAAAAATTGCAATGGTAATCCAGACACACATCCTAACGGCACAGATAACTTTGTAGAACAGATTTATAGCACAAATGATATTGCAGCACTCTTTGAAGATAAAGAGTAGCTTAATTGCCCCTTAGCCAAGCGGCCAAGGCATAAGATTTTGATTCTTACATCATCAGTTCGATTCTGATAGGGGTAGTTCGCAAGTACTTAATCGTTACTTGCACCTTTGAACTTACTGGTTTGGTGGAATTACCATGACATTAAGTTCTCCTTTCACCTCATAGCGAGAGCTGTTAAGGACTGTCAGATAGTCCGTGAGGTTTTGCGTATTATAAATACGCAAATAAAATTAAGTTATACCTATAGCGCAGCAGTTATCTGTATGGATAGACAGCGAGCGAAGCTACTTTCTTTGAGCCCAACTGCACGGGTAGAATGACATCCAAGCTTTGCCACGACCTGTTATAGGTGTCATAGCCTATACTGCTATTAAGACTAGCATTGTTTTTCAGTATCAACTATCCACCTTAATCGAAACATTTTCACAATGCTAGTCTTTTAAAACGATATGGAGAAGCGGCAACGATTGGCGGTGTTGCGGCAGACTGTAAATCTGTTCCCTTGCGGTAAACATTGTAGGTTCAATTCCTATCTTCTCCACTTTGCCGATATGGGATAAAGGTATTCCAGTAGCTTGCTAAGCTATCCAACAGAAATGTTGTTCGTGTTCGATTCACGATATCGGCGTTTTGAAAGCACTTCTTGGGTCTGCGTGCGTAATGCTGTTTGCAGACTTATCCTAGGTTAAGAGGTGTGAGTAAGTTGATGTGTGGCGGAATGGGTAAACGCTAATAGCAGATAGAATGAGCTAGTGGTTCGAATCCACCATAGCATAACCACAGGGGAATACCTGATTGCTAGGGGCTTGAAAGGACAGGAGTGCTTGTTTATGTGTGGTTCAAATCCACACCACATCAATTCGAGTGGGAACGCATATCAATGTTCGTAGTGGGGATATGCAATGCTGTGAGTTGAGAAACCTGTTTTAGCAGCTAATTAAACTATATAACGGATAGTAGTTCAGATGGGAGTAACGCTTGATTCATTCAAGTAGTCACAGGTTCAAGTCCTGTCTATCCGATTACAACAAACTAGCTTGACGAAGCGAAAAGCAGACCTGTGAACTGCCTGTTTGTTGTTTTTGTTATTCACAGATTAAGCACAAGTGGAGTGCTGTTATCTTTCACAGGAGGTAATTTATGAATTTTAAAGAATTATTCATTGACAAATCAAAAACACTTATTGTAAATACTGATTTAGCACTTGTTTTAGGAGATTTAAACGAAGCAATAGTGCTTAATCAGTTAAATTACTGGATAGAAATTAATAAAAAAGCTGAAAAGAACCTTGTTGATGGTAAATATTGGGTTTACAACTCATACAGCGATTGGAGAATTAATAATTTTCCATATTGGAGTGAAAAAACGATACAGAGAACATTCACAAGGCTTGAAAGTAAAGGAATTGTTATATCAGCTAATTACAATAAATTAGCTATTGATAAAACAAAGTGGTACACAATAAATACTAAGAAACTACAGGAACTTGTGGATAAATTTAATTCCAATGAGGACAGAATGACAAATCGACAAGACAATATGACAGACCGACAGGACAGAATGACCTGTCGAGAAGGACAAAACGACAGACCATTACCAGAGATTACTACAGAGAATATAAACAGAGATTATAATCCAGAAATTACTAATAAGGACAATACATCAATTAACATTGATGGAGAGGTACATACATCGTTTTCAGAGAAACCGACGGCAAGAGCAGTCGCAAGAGATGAAATGTTGCTTAAAGAAAAAGATATGGTTGATAGGTTTAATAACATCTGTGACGACGATATAGATAATTCAGCTATATGCGATTGTGTTAAAGATGGATTTAAGATGTATATGCAGTTATATGAAATCTATTTCCATAAAGTACACCCAATACTTACAGATAAGACATTAAAGAATGTATGTTTTGTCCTATCAACTATCACAGATACGGAACACGGACATTTCGACGCTGACACTATATACGAAACAGACGATAACGGATTTACAGTTTTACAGAGAATGATTAACGACCATTTTATCAGAGAACATAGAAAAAGCACAAACTACTCAATAACACATTTTGCCAACGCTGAATATCTTGGCAAGCTGGCAAATAGATTTATAGAAATGTAAAGGAGTGATTATTATGGCTATGGGTGTACATCCACTAAACAAAGATAAGTTTTATGAAGCAATTAACCTGTACATATCGGGACAGGCTTCGCAAGTAAAGGCGGCAAAAGTAGCAGGTTGTAGCGTACCGACATTTAAGAAATACGCTAACAAGATTTATGGCGGCGAGGAATTACCAGATAATTTATGGGGGAAGAAGTGATATGTGTGAATTTTGCGAAAATCCTACAAAATGGAATATTGATGATTATAGCTTAGTTCCGAACAGAAACTTATCAGATGGGATTATGCAAGCGGAAGATAACACGTATCAGATTGGTGTGTTTAACAGTTATTTTGATTTTTGGGAAGTTATGGATATCAATTATTGCCCTATCTGCGGTAGAAAGTTGGTGGAAGAATGAAACATCAAAAAGAATGGCACACTTGTGACAGGTGCGGAAAAGAAATAATACCTAAGAGCTGGAAAGAAGTTAGATTTAAGCAAGTTGGATGTTGCGGAGATATAGTTCCCACTTTTGAAGATAATGATATGTGCCTTGAAATCAAGAATGTCCGTAGATATAAATTTTTAGAAAAAACATATGAATTATGCCCTAAGTGCAGAAAAGATTTTGAGAGGTTTATGAGGAATGAAAACATTGATTGTAGATGATTTAAACATTCCACCAAGTGTTATCGCAAGTGCCATTGTCAATAGAATTCCACTTAATGAAGATAAAAATTGTCACATTGAGCATTGGAGTACCAGATGGAGAATTGAAAAATATGGGAAACATACTTGTCTGGAAGTTAAGAAATTAAAATAAACAATTACCGACTACAAATTGATTGTAGCCGCTGACCTTAGAGAGTTAAAGGCTGATAAAACATATAAAAGGAGATGGAACTTATGAAACAGTTATTTGCAAGCGTGCCGATGAAAGGCAGAACAGAGGAAGAAATCAAAGCAAGTATTCAGAAGATGAAAAAGGTAGCAGAGATATACGAGGGTGAGGAATTAGAGCTTATCGACAGCTACATTGAGGATAACCCACCTAAAGACAGTAAAGAAGCTGTATGGTATTTAGGTGAAAGCCTTAAGAAGCTGGCACAGGCTGATGTGTTCATAGGAATTGCGGAGAACTATGATTGGAGTGGCTGCTGCATTGAAAGGGAAACAGCAGAAAGATATGGCATTAAAGCATATATGATTCCAGCAAGATATGTAATTGATGATTATAATGCACTTGTGCAGAAATTACATCCGGCTGTCCGTGACGTATTATTCTAACAAAATTTTACCGGCTAACAAATAGAGTTAGTTGCTACCCTAAAACAGTTATAGGCAGAGGTCTATAAGCACCTTTGCTGAAAAGTGGAGGTGCTTTTCTTGAATTCTGAATTGAATCAACTGATAGATGATTGCGAAAAATACATATCCCAAAATGGAATAGATGAAAATATTATAGAAACCTACTACAACGTGTGCCAGCTTGCCAAGAATGAGGGCGAAATTGACACAATGTTAAAATGTACGGCTAGGGCAAAAGAACTCATAGAAAAGGCTTGTATGCGTGATATAGGCATAGATATTTTTGAACTTGAAAAATATACATTCAACAACAATATAGACAATGATTTAGTTAATAGATATTTTGATACCTTATTACTTGAAGCTCCGCACTTATTTCACAGCTATTTGCTTTATCTTGAAAAAGACAGAGAAGAGAGTGAAAGATTTTATCAGCCAAAAATGAAACAGCTTAATAAATACGGGCTTATTCAAGCTATGCAAGATTTGGAAGACGACAAATATAATAGATTATGTATTTCTATGCCACCAGGAACGCAAAAAACTACACTAGAAAAATTTTTTTGCTCTTGGATAATTGGCAAGCACCCTAAAGATTACAGCCTTTTCTTTTCTCACAGCAACGAAATTACAGGAAAGTTTTATAAAGGAGTGCTTGACATAACAACAGATGATAAAGAATATAAATGGAATGTTATTTTCCCTAATTTACCATTACAAAGCACAAATGCACAGGCACAAGAAGCTAATTTCGGTAAATACAAAGCATTTTCAAGTATTCAATGCTCATCAATAGGAGCTAAGAATGCTGGTAAGGTTAGAACTAACCGTTATTTATATTGTGATGACCTTATAGGTTCTATTGAAGAAGCACTTAATCCAATAATTCTTGAAAAAATATGGAGAATTTATGGAGTCGATTTAAAGCAAAGAAAGCTAAACGAACAAGTAAAAGAAATAATTATAATGACCAGATGGAGCACAAAAGACATTATTGGACATATTATTGAGCTTTATGGAAACGACCCAAAGTTAAAAATTATTTCGATTCCAGATATTGACCCTAAAACAGGGAAAAGTAATTTTGACTATGAATATAATGGAATGTCGGTGGAATTTTTTAATGATCAAGCACTGACAATGGATGATATATCTTATAGATGTCTTTATAAGCAAGATCCAATAGAACGTGAGGGATTGCTTTATCCAGAAAACAAAATAATGAGATATAAAGAACTTCCTAAAACACGAATTAAAAGAATTACTGGACAATGTGACACGAAATCCTCTGGTACTGATTTTTATGTGTTCCCTTGCCTGGTTGAATTTGAAGGATATGAGGGAACGTATTACTGCACTGATACTATATGCAACAATTCGGCAGATTACGAAAAACAATATGAAAATTCAGCAAATTTAATTGTCGATAATGAAATACAAGATTGCGATTTTGAAGCTAATCAAGGCGGAGATAGAGTTGCAAATGAAGTCAGAAAACGAGTAGAAGAAAAAGGCTGGTTATGCAATATATCAGACACTGCAACTGAAACAAACAAAGAAGCAAGAATATTTCAATGTTCTAGTTGGGTATTGCAACATATTGTGTTTAAAGATAGAAGCCTATATGAACCCAAGAGCGATTATGCAGAGATGATGAGTTGGTTATTGAAATATTCAGTATCTGGTAAAAATTTGCACGATGATGTACCGGATGTTTTTTCAAATTTTGCATTAAGAATGAAAAGAGGAAATAGAGTAAAAAAGACAGTAATTATGTCAAGTCCAATATAACAGGAGGGAATTTATGGTAACAAAGGAAGTTTTATCACAGTATTGCGACTTACAGGAAGAAGTAAAAGAAGTAAGACTAAAGATAGAACGACTTGAAAAAGATATAAGTAAAATTGAAGCTGGAGAAATGGTTATAGATTCTGTTAGCGGTGGCAATGGTGGCAAACAGCATTTTAAGATTGAAGGCATACCATTTCCAGAGTACAGCAGAAAGAAAACACTTCTTTATGCTAGAAAAGCCACATTGCAGTTGCTTGAAGATGATTTGTTGGAAAAAACCAATGAGGTTGAAGAATTTATTGCAAGCGTTGACGATAGTAGAATAAGAAGAATAATCAATCTTAGATTTTTAGAAAATAAGACTTGGATTCAGATAGCACATATCATAGGTGGCAACACAGAAAGTAGTGTAAAAATGGCTTTTCAAAGATTTATTGAAAAAAATTAAAAGATGTTACGATTGTGACGAAAAAATTATGTATTATTACAATGAGCAAAGCAAATTTCATAAACATGTATAATCCTTATCGAAAAGCATCGTCATTTAATTATGGCGGTGCTTTTACTATGTAACGAGGTAACAATATGATTTTTTATACAAACAAAGACAAGTCAATTATGTGTCCGAATTGCCATAAGTTTTTGACTAAGGCAGACAGCAAAGACCCACGAACACATAAATTAGCGTGCAAGCATTGCCACAAATGGATATGGTATGTACCTAACGATGATGATGATTTTCAAATTAAGGAAATACCACAAAGCAGAAGTTCAAGCGGTATGACATTTTATTAGAGGTGTAGATAATGCAGACAGGAAGAATTGCTATTTATACAGGTGCAAAAGAAATAACACCTGACAATATAATACCAATTTTGCGTGAAGCAATTTTGGAACATGATATTAATTCCAACAGAATACAGTTTCTTCTTGATTATGATGCAGGAATACAGCCAATAGTTAGGAAGAATCCAAAGACTTACAGACCGGACATTGACTGTGAGTGTTGCGATAATGTGGCTAACGAGGTCACAGAGTTTAATTTAGGTTTTAAGTGGGGAAATCCTATAACGCTAGTTCAAAATGGCGACAATGAGGATTCTAACCTCACAGAAGCTATAGCAGAATTAAACGGTTGCTACGAATCACAGAATGCAAGGCAGAAGCAACAGGAACTTGCAAGATATGTTGAAATCGGCGGTGTTGGATATGTCCTTATTGATGTGAATACAGAATATGAAGATGGGGAAAGTTATTTCACATATGATGTATTAGACCCAAGAACAACATTTGTTGTAAGGTCAACAGCTTATAGCGATAAGAGGGTTATTCTTGCAGGCACTTATATCAAAGACAAACATAGCGGTGCAAGATATTACACCTGTTTTACAAAAGATATTCGCTATGAAGTTACGGATGGAATAAAAATCACTAACGGACCAGAAAAAGGAAAAACAAGATGGGGATTTTTAGAGAGAAGTGGGGAAGAGAACCCATTACATAAAATTCCTATCATTGAATACACAAGGTCATTTGATAGAATGGGCTGTTTTGAACGGCAAATATCTGAAATGGATAACTTAAACCTACTCATTTCAGATTTTACAAATGATGTTGAACAGAACACACAAGCAGTATGGCATACAAACGATGTTGATTTCCCGGTTGAACAGGAAACAATAGTTGATAAAGATGGAACACAACGCATTACTGAAAAAGTAAGGAAACCAAAATCTGGAGAATGGATGCAGACCTATACATCAGCAGATGGCAAAACTCCAATAGTTGAGCCACTTGCAATTAATTACGATTACACAGGTATGCTTAATAATATCCAATCAAGGCGACAGATAATCTTGCAGAAATGTAATGTGCCACAACGAAATGATAATAGCGGTGGCAGTACAGGAGTTGCAATGTCGGACGCAACAGGCTGGTCACAGGCTGAAACAGCGGCGGCAAAACAGCAATTAATTACTGATGGCTGCAAAATGGAAGAGATAAAAGTTGTTCTTGCGGCTATCAAGTTGTCAAACAATGTTAACAGCAGCAATCCGTTACTTAAATTAAGGGCAAGAGATGTAAAACCTAACATTAAGCGGCAAAAAACTTATGAAATGTCAACTAAGGTTAATGCTATGGCGACATTGATAAGTCACGGATTTAGCCTTAAAGATGCAGTTGATGCAATCCCATTCTTTGACGACCCTAACGATGTTGTAGCAAGAAGCGGAGAAACGGTTAAGGCATACCAAGACAGTATAATCAACAAAGACACACAGAACCAAGCAGAGGGCGGAGATGGCGAACAATCGCCTAACAAAGACCGCACAATGCAAGATTTATCAGACCAGACAGAAAATAGTCCAGTTATAGATAAGAGCAGAACAGATAAATAAATTGATATTGAGCCACAGGGTAGAAATGCCTTGTGGCTTTTTATATGCCCTAGAGAAAGGGCAATACAAATATCGCAAGAAGTTGAGAGAACAACAAAAAACGCAGAAAGCAGAGGTAAAAAAATTATGGCAGATGTAACTAACACAACAACAGAACCAACAACTAATAATGAGCCACAGAATGAAGAACAGACACCTAGTGTAGAAGAACTTATGGCACAGCTTGCTAGTGAAAGAGCTGAAAAAGAGAAGTATAAGAACGCTTCCGATAAAGCCAGTTCAGAAGCAGCTAAGTACAAGAAAGAACTTCGCTCAAAGCAGACAGCAGAAGAACAGGAAGCGGAAGCAAAGGCAGAAGCTGAAAAGTTGCAGGCTGAAAAGTTCGAGAACATGAGCAAAGAACTTAATCATATGAAAGCTGTCAATGCTTATCAGAAAGTTATAGGCGATGGAAAGGATATTGATTCTTTGATTGAGGCAGTTGCAGACGCAGATCATAGCCTTATAGCAACTGTAATTGCCAATGAAGTGCAAAGACAGGTTAAAGAAGCTAAGGCAGAGTGGCTTAAATCAAGACCGGCTATTAATGCAGGCGGCGGAGAAGAAAGCGCGATAACACAGGAACAGTTCAACAAGATGAATTACCACGAAAGAGTGGAGTTCAAAAATAAGAATCCAGAACTTTATAAAAAGTTTACAGAGTAGAAAACGGAGGTAAATAAACTATGCCACAGACTAAGTTAGCAAATTTAGTAGACCCACAGGTAATGGCTGATATGGTATCAGCTAAGTTACCAAAGAAAATTAAGTTTTCGCCTATTGCAAGAGTTGATACAACACTTGTAGGCAGACCGGGAAGCACTATTGTTGTCCCAAAATACGCTTATATAGGTGATGCACAGGATGTAGCAGAAGGTGTTGCTATGGGTACAACAGTACTTACAACATCTACAACAGAAGCAAAGGTTAAGAAAGCAGGTAAGGCAGTAGAACTTACAGACGAATCAGTGTTATCTGGTTATGGCGACCCACTTGGTACAGCTATCAATCAGATTGCTATGTCAATCGCTGCAAAGGTTGATAATGACAGCTATGACGCACTTTGCACAGCACCTATTGATCACGATGGAACAGCAGCACCTATCAGCTATTCAGCAGTTGTAGCGGCTAATAGCAAATTTGATGATGAATCAGATTCATCACTTACAAAGATATTATTCATTAATCCAGCGCAGGAAGCCACATTGCTTAATGACGATGATTTCAAGAGCAATGACAAGTACCCACTTAATGTAATTATGAATGGAACTATCGGTTCTATTGCGGGAGCGCAGGTTGTTAAGTCAAAGAAAGTTAAGTTAGTTAAGTATGAGCTTGATGATTCAACAGGAACAATCAATGTTGTAGCTGATACAACAAGCGAGGATGCAACTAATGTTCACCTTGACACAGCACTTGCACATACGCTTAAGCCAAAGGACAAGGAAATCAAGGTAGGTAGCAAGTTAAAGGCTGTTACAACAGAGTTCTACGCTTGTCCTATTGTTATTGTATCAGCAGAAGACCCTAACGAGGACACAGGTGCAGATGGCGTATCAGAGGAAGAGAACGCACTTACAATCTATATGAAGAGAAGCGTTGAGATTGAATCGGACAGGGATATTCTTGCAAAGACAACTGTTATCTCTGGCGATGAACACTATACAGCAGTCTTAAGCAACGATTCAAAGGTTGTTCTTGCTAAGTTCGGAAAGTAAGAGGTGTTTATATGTTATTAAGACGACATAAAATCAACGCCGCAAAGCAGAGCGAAGAAGTAACAGCGGATAATGTAAGACAGGAAGCTGTTTATGGAGACGAGCTTAAATATGAGGAAGAGCAGGACAAGTTCCCTGCTCAACCTACAAGCGATTACACAAAGACAGCTATTAAGCGTATGCCAACAGCGGACTTGCAGACACTTGCCTTAGAACAAGGTATTGAGAACGCAATGGAGCTTACAGGAGCAGAACTTAAAGAACTGTTAATTGAGAAATTAGGGTTATAGGAGCTGAAATTATGGAATACACCACATTAGAGCAAGTTAAAATCAGACTTAAACAATTTCATATTGAGACAGTCACAAATGATGATGATACAACATCTGATGTGGTAGTGTTCGATAACAAAGAAGATAATCCAGTAATCGAACAGCTTATTAAACAGGCTACAGAAGATGTAAAAGCAAAGAGGTGTTATCCCGACAGCTACACAGATGAAATGATAACCGAGGACTTGAAGAAACTTGAGAGTGTTATCGTTAATCTGGCTGTCTACGACCATTCACAAGCAGGCGAAAACTTTATGTCTGCCTTAAGCGAGGGTGGTGTCAACAGAACTTGGAGAAATAGAGACAGCTTATTTGTTGGGGTATTTCCGTTTGCCAAAGTGTTATAGCTTATCTACCAAGTTGTAGAAAAAGTAAATTATCTGTAATGCAGATAAGGCTATAGAAGATTGTGCGTTACCAATATGGTAGCAGGCGGCACACATTAAGGGTGGTGGGCGGTGTGCCATTATTAATTATGAAAGGCGGTATATCAATGCCAATAGCAGTAATTATAAGCATTATTTCAGTTGCTTTTTCCGTCTTTTTCGGACTGTTTACGTTGGGATTTAATCTTAAGAACAACAAAAAGTCTGACAATGCAGAACTTACAGAGCGTGTAAAGGAAAATACACGCATAAATATGAAACTTGACACAATATCAAGCAATACAACAGAGATAAAGAATGAAGTTACAGAAATGAGAAAAGAACTTAATTCTCACGATAACAGGATTATTAAGGTTGAGGAAAGTGTAAAGTCGGCACACCACCGAATAGACGGATTGGAAGCACGACTTAATGAAGATAAGGAGGTATAGCAGAATGGATATAACATCAGTATCAACAGTAGTTGCAATCGTTGTAATAACATATCTGATAGGTTTAGGAGCCAAAGCAATTCCACACATTAAGGATAATTACATTCCTATAATCGTAGGCGTTGCAGGCGGTATCTTAGGCGTTGTAGGTATGTATGTAATACCGGACTTTCCGGCAAATGACATTCTTAATGCAATCGCAGTAGGAATTGTGTCCGGATTATCAAGCACAGGCATTAATCAGATTTATAAGCAGGTAAAGAACAATGCTTGACATTAATAAGCAGGCTATGAAGTATTCACTTCAAGGACAGACAGTAACCATCTATGAAAGAGATGAAGACGGCAATATTCTATATGAGGGATATACCGACACAGATGGCAACTTCATTCCTTATCTTGATGATGAGGGAAATAAGATACCCAAAGTTCTTGAAGAGAAAACAGGTTTTTCAGAGCCGGTCGATTTCAAAGCAAACATATCATTCAGCGGCGGAGAAGCACAAAGCAAAGAATACGGCTTTGATACGGCTGATTTTGACGCTATTTTGCTGACAGATAGGGATACATTACCTATTCAAAAAGGCGACCTTATATGGCTTGATAGCAAGCCTACATACACATCTGACAGTCTTGTTGATGAAACATCAGCAGACTTCACGATTGTAGGTATTAAGCCAGCATTATATTCAACTAAGTATATGCTTAAAGCAGTTGTAAAGTAGGTGCATTATGGCAAGACATACAATTAATATATCTTTGTCTGAAAAGTCTGTAAATGAAGCTATCAGACAGCTACAACAGTATAAGCAGAGTTTACAGTATAAATGTGGATTGCTTGTCGAACGATTAGCAGAATTAGGCGACAAAGCAGCAATTATGAGTGTTAATGAAAGTCCATTAGGTAGGACAGTAACATTGAGAGTTGACAGAAAGCCTATTCAAGATGGCTACCAAGCTATTTTAATTGCTACCGGTAAAACTGTTGAGGTAGAAGATAGAGAACCATTTTACACGCTATTAGCAATTGAATTTGGTGCTGGTATTTATTACAACAGCGGCAACGAGAACCCAAAGGCTAATGATTTTGGCTTGGGCGTAGGAACGTATCCAGGACAAATCCACGCATTCAGCGATGGCTGGTACTACTTAGGTAATGATAATCAATGGCACTACACGCACGGCGTTAAAGCCACAATGCCTATGTATAACGCCACAATGGAGATTATTAATCAGTATAAGCAGATAGCAAGAGAGGTGTTTAGTTAATGGCAAATGCAAACGATTGGGCGACAGACCTTGAAAATACAGTCACAGCACTTGTCAAGGCTAAAACCCTAACGCAGCTCAAAAAAACATATCCAAAGATAGTTATAACAAATGAGGGGGAAAACAGCGGTCAAGCAATATTCCCAACAGTATACATTCATTTACTGCCAGCAGTAGAACAAGGACAAACGCTTGACGGACAGACGGTTAACGCATTATTAGCGACATTTCAAGTAGATGTTACCGCTAACACAAGCAAATCTGACTGTCGCAAGGTTATGGCAGTAATTACAGACACATTTAAGACAATGAGATTTCAAGGCACATCAATGCCAGAGTTCTCAATCAGCAATAAAGTACATAAGAGTACCGCTAGATTCAGAAGAATGATAGCGGCAAATGACAGATTAATGTAACAAAGAGCAGAAATGCTCTTATTTTTTTGCAAATTTTTAGGAGGTAAGAAGATATGGCAGATACAGTAGCAGGATTAAGCGCACTGGGAATCACGTTTAGTTATGGTGTTGAAACTACAGCAGGTACTAAACCAACAGCGTTTAAACTTCTTCATAGAATCAATTCTATTGATGAGATTACAGTAACCCCAGAGGCTATAGATGCATCAGCACTTGAAGATTTACAGACAAGAAACATTGCAGGTAGAGATACAGTTACAGATACAGTTGCGGTAACAGTTAATAAGACGGAAGCTACAATCAAAGAGTGGAAAGACCTTATTACAGAATATAAGGCTTTAACTGATGGAAAGAGAATGTGGTTTCAAGAGATTACTCCGGGTATATCAGATGCGGAGTTCTTTGTTGCACAGCCGCCTTCAAAGTTACCAATTACGGGCAAGGAGCAAAATTCACTTCTTACAATGGCTATCAACCTTATTATTGAGGATATGGTAGGAACAGATACAGCAGTAACCCCAACATCGGGGGAATAATGAGCTATTCGACTAAATCAAAAAAGGCTGTGTCGGATAGCGTAGAAAACGCCAAAACAGCCGACTACACATCATATCTTGATGATGTAACAGAATAATTAATTTAAAAGGCAGGTGCGGTGTAAAATCCGCACCTTTCCCTATATGGACGATAGGGTGGGAAAGGGTAAAAATTATGATGAATATTAATGTAAACGGAAATGAATACAAAGTTGAGTTCTCTTTTGGAGCAGCAGAGTGTAAAGAGATAGTGCAGAAAATGTTCTCTGTCGTTAATGGTTCTTACTTACTTGTACAGACAGACAAGAGTGTTGCACAGGCTTCCTTTGATGGATTAGCAAATATGACAGCAGATGTGCCAGAGATTTGTATTTTAGCCATTTATGCAGGCTGTATTGACAATAACCCAGTAACTATGGATGAAGCAAAGGAACTCACTAGAGCATATATTACAGAGAAGAGAAAGACAGATAAGAGTTACGGATATAGAACATTGTTTGAAGAAATCAAGAAAGCGATGGAAGATGATGGTTTTTTCGAGTTGAGCGGAATAACAGCGATGTTAGAGGAAATGGCGGACAATGTGGAAGAAGCAACACAGGAACAGAAGAAGCCGACAGTAGTACCACAAGACCACAAGAAAAAGCAGACTTCCACAAAATAATCTGGGAAGAATACTTTGTTTTAGCCAGTTCACTAGGCGTTAGTTATTCAGACTTTCTTAAAATGACACCTAAAAAGCTATGGGCTGTTGTAGAGGGTAAGAAACTTGAAAGACAACGAATGGATTCAGATATATGGCTTGCAGTAGGTAACTACATACTCCCAGCAATCAAGATAGGTGTTAGAAGTGGTGCTTGGGGTAAAGGTGAGCTTGAATACCCAGATAAGCCTATTTATAGAGATATTAACAAAAAAGAGAACAGTGAAGATGAAATACAAAGAAAGAGAGAAGAGTTTGTTTTGAATATGAAAATACGAAAAGCAAACTGGGATTTAACACACCCTAAAAATGATAAGCCGGAGGTATAAAGCGTGGAATTAGACAGTTTAGAAGTCAAAATTACCGGTACTGCCACTAAAGCTATCAATTCTGTTGATAAACTGATAAATCAGCTTACAAGGCTGTCAACATCACTTGCGACTGTAAATGGTTCATCATTAAGCAGTCTTGCGAGCGGTGTTAGTCAGTTAGGTTCTGCTATGCAGAATATGAACGCAGGGACAGCAGATTTTACCCGACTTGCCAAGAACATCACAAAGATAGGTTCTGTTGATTCGGTTGCACTAACTAACACAGCTACATCACTTCAAGCTGTCACAAAGGCGGTTGCAAGCATATCAGCTATTCCGCAAAATGCAACACAGGTCACAGAATTTGCAAAGTCACTTGGTAAGCTAGGCAGTAAGAGTATAGAAAATGCCGTTGTAAACATTCCAAAGCTAGGCAATGCTTTAAATGGCTTAATGACAACGCTATCAAGAGCGCCAACAGTAAGCCAAAATGTTATTCAAATGACTAACGCATTGGCTAATCTTGCCAGTCAAGGTAGCAAGGTGGGTACTTCTTCAAACTCACTTCAAAAGTCACTGTATGGCGTTTCTACGAGCGTCAGGACAGCGACTAAGAGCAGTTGGAACTTGGCAAGTGCAATAGGCAAGTTTTATGCCACTTATTTTATGGTAATTCGTGGCAGTAAGAAGCTTATAGAAGCAATCAAGTCAACGACAGATTACATTGAAGCATTCAACTATCAAGCGGTAGCGTTTGGCAAGATTGGTTCAGAGTGGGATAAAGATTACGAAAAGTACGGATATGATAACGCAACAGCATATGCAGAGAGCTTCCAAAGCAGAGTAAACGATGCTCTCGGAAAGCTGTCTGGTTTAAAAGTTAATGTTCAAGGCGGTTTGCTTGAAGAAAGCGGAGCAAAGAACTTAGGACTTAACATACAAGAAGTAACACAGTATGCTTCACAGTTAGCTTCTGTTACTAATTCGTTAGGACAGACAGGCGAAGCAACAACGGCTATAACAAAGTCAATGACAATGCTTGCGGGCGATATAAGCTCACTTTTCAATGTGGACTATTCAACAGTAGCACAGAACTTACAAAGCGGTTTAATCGGACAATCGAGGGCATTGTACAAGTATGGTATTGATATTACCAATGCTACATTAGCGACGTATGCTTACAACTTAGGCATTTCTAAGTCGGTGTCTGAAATGACACAGATGGAAAAACAACAGTTAAGAGTGTTAGCGATATTAGACCAATCAAAAGTATCTTGGGGTGATTTAGCTAATAGACGGAAGAAAGTTAATGATATAGCTTATCTTCCAAGTGTTGCATAAGAATAGAAATATCTTATGGCAATCGGGCAAAATCGGCGAAGGCTAAAGTTTTCAACTATGCTAATACCGAGATAACTCAATAGATTACGAACAGGCTATTGAGTATCGTAACGAGTAGGAATTGAATAAATATAATATTCCCAAGAGTGTCCGACACTACTGCATATAGGGCAGTATGAGGTGGAAGTGGCTACCACCAAACCAAACGCAAAAACGTGGGTGATAATGTACTCTGAACTTATAGGAAACTATAAGAAGTATAGGATAAAGAGCCTATACGATAACAAATTTGACAATCAACTCCCCAAGTAATATGTTACGCCAGTTCAGTAACAATATGAAAGAGGTAGGAATGGTAGCAGGACAGCTATTTATCCCAATTCTTTCAAAGGTTATGCCAATAGTAAACGGAGTAGCTATTGCAATCAAAAGATTATTAGTTGGTCTTGCTTCTTTAATGGGTGTTAAGATTGACTTTGAGAGCTTCGGACAAAGTGGCTATAAAGATACATCAGATGGCTTAGAAGATATTTCAGATGGCTACCAAGATGTAGCTGATTCAGCTAAGAAAGCTACATTATCCCTTATGGGATTTGATGAAATTAATAAATTGCAGGACGATACAAGCTCAAGCAAGGGTTCAAGCGGTGGCGGCGGCGGTAGCACTATTGATTTGACAGATGATATTGCTAAAGCGGCGGCAGAATATGAAGCGGCGTGGAATAAAGCATTTGCCAATATGGAAAATTCGGCAGTTGCTTGGGCTGATAGAATAGAAAAAGCCATAAAAAAGGGTGACTGGTACGGAATAGGTACTTACGCAGGCAAACAAATAAACAAAGGGATAAATGCTTTTCCTTGGAAAAAAACAGGAGAAGCAATTACAGAAGCTATTTGCAATGTTTTGGATTTTGCAGATGGATTTGTTAGTTCTGTTGATTGGGAACAATTAGGAAGAAATATAATAAAGTTTATTGAAGGTATAGATTTAGGAAAAATAACTGTAAAAATTTTGGACCTAGCAATTGACTTAGGAGTATCAGCAATAAAATTAATATGGGGTGCTTACCAGGAGATATACGACAAATGGGGAATTGCAGGAATTTTGGCTTCTTTGGTTATTCCGGGCGGAATTCTTACACTTAAATTTATTACGGAATTTTCAGCAAGCATAGATGATAGTAAATATGTAAAAAAAGCAAAAGATGGCATAGAAAATATAAAAATAGCTGCACAAGAAAAATGGAATGAAATTACAGATTGGTGGAATAATACAGCAATCGTAAATTGGTGGAATAATGATGTTACGCCTTGGTTTACTAAAGCGAAGTGGCAGTCACTTGGAGATAATACAAAAGATAGCTTGCAAGATAGCTGGACTTCGTTCAATAACTGGTGGAGTAGTACAGGAATATACAACTGGTGGAACAATAGCGTAGCACCTTATTTTACAAAAGCAAAATGGCAATCTCTTGGAGATAACGCAAAGGGCAGCTTAACTGATAGCTGGACTTCGTTCAATAATTGGTGGAGTGGCACAGGTATATATAATTGGTGGAATAATGATGTTACGCCTTGGTTTGCTAAAGATAAATGGAACAACTTGGGTGATAATTTCAAGTCAAGTCTACAAGATAAATGGTCTGATTTTTCTTCTTGGTGGAGCACAACCGGAATTTACAATTGGTGGAATAATCACGTAGCACCTTACTTTACGGCAGATAGATGGCGTGATATGGCAGATGGAATAAGAGTAGGCATACAAGATAAGTGGAATAATGTAGTTAATTGGTGGGATAGCAAACCATCCCTTAGTGAAATTTCAGTAGCCGTTGAGAACTTTTTTTATAAAGTAAGAGATATGTGGTATAATTTCAAAGATTGGTGGGACAACTTAGGACTTAGCTTTCCACATATAAAAACGCCACATTTCGATATTGATGGCGAATTTAGTCTTGTGCCACCTCAAGTGCCCAAGATAAGTGTTGATTGGTATGCAAATGGCGGCTTTCCAAACAAAGGACAGTTATTCGTTGCTAATGAAGTAGCACCCGAAATGGTTGGTACTATGGACGGAAGAACAGCAGTAGCCAATCAACAAGAAATTACAACAGGTATTGCTAATGCAGTTTATCCAGCAGTATACAATGCGGTTGTAGCGGCTATGTCAGAAGCCAACAACAACGTTAATATAACACTACAAGGTGACGCTGATAAATTGTTTACAATGGTACAGGATAAAGCTAATAACTACACTAATATGACAGGGCAAGCAGCATTCCCTTATTAATTGACAAATAAATAATAAAAGAATATATTTAAAGTACTAAAGATAAGGGGGAATGTATATGTTAAAAAAAGGCTTATATAAAATGCTGGAAGTATTAGGAATAAAGAAAAAACAGCAACCACAAATTCAACGCCCACTAAATCCTAACTTTAAAGGAGTGTACAGAGCGACAGAAAACGGCTTAGTTGAAGTATATTGTCCAAGATGTAGCAGTTGGGACTGCTCTCACACACAGATTACAACAACTGTACCACAGAAAACTAAGACAAGATATACCGTTAATTTGAATCCGTTTAGACCGTTTACGCTGGTTAATAAGAAAGAGAAGATTAAGCAACAGGGCGGAACTTATTCACAACATAGGTTTGTGTGTAACAGATGTGGGCTGATTTTTTGGTAATACATGATTTTAATGGAGCGTATCTTTTCGGTGCGTTCCATTTTTTATTTAAAAGTGCTTGACAATTATTGCAAGGGCAGTTATTATAATAGCATAAATATTGCAAGGGCAATAATTGAAAGGAGTGATTATTATTAGTCCAGCAGGAAGACCACATAAGGAAAACCCTAGAAATGTTAATCTTAATATCAGAATAACAAAAGATGAAGCTAATCGTATTCAGAAATGTGCTGATGAATTGAAATTAACAAGAACCGACACCATTATGAAAGGTATAGGGTTAGTAGAAAAAGAACTTAAAGACAACAAAAAAGAGTAGCAACAAGTCGGTCAAAACTTTTAGTTGCTACTCAAACCACCAATCCGAAAGGAATTGATAAATCTATCATATCAGTTTCTTTCGGAAAATTCAAGAATATTTTCGGAGGAAAAACAAATGAGTAATGTAGAAATCGTAACAAATATTGACATAGCGTCAGAAATTGCACACGCAACAGTAACAGAAGTTTTAGCAAATATGGAAAACGAAAGAGTTTCATATGTTCTTATGGGAGTTTTGCAGCAGATAGAAACCATTCAGGACAATGTTAATAATTTTGATTTAAAGGGACAGGACAAGTCTGCAAAGGAAGTGGCATAATATTATTGCGTGAGGCATTGTGGGCATATACTCCCACTACGCAATAAGTTCTGTTTTGAGCAAATGATAAATTTGTAGGAGGTAAAATAATGAGTTATAATAATCCAACTACAAAAGATGACACTCACAATGAGATTAAGGCACCAATGAACACTAAGAATATTTGCGGCGTAGACTGCTATGAGCAGAATGGCGTTGCTTACTTAAGATTGGAAAATGTTGCTAGAGGACTTGGGTTCACAAGAATAGCCGCAAGTGGTAACAAAGTAATCATGTGGAGCAGAGTTGAGAAATACTTGGAAGATTTAGGCGTACACACTTGTGCGCACGAAGATTTTATCCCAGAAAACATCTTCTACCGACTAGCAATGAAAGCCAAAAACGAAACAGCAGAGAAATTTCAAGCATTAGTAGCTGATGAGATTATTCCGTCAATTCGCAAGAATGGAATATATGCTACTGATAATGTTATTGATGAAATACTGAATAATCCAGACTTTGGAATAGAATTATTAACAAAGTTAAAAAAAGAAAGGCAAGCAAGAGTTGAAGCAGAAAGAAAGAACGCTATCTTAACACACGTCAATAAAACATATACAATGACAGAGATTGCTAAAGAGCTGAACTTAAATTCTGCTATTCAACTTAACAAGTTGCTTGCTGATAGAAAAATTCAGTACAATGTCAATGGAACTTGGGTTCTTTACTCACCATACAGCAGTATGGGATATGAGGAAATTAAACAAGAAATTCTTGACAGCGGTAAAGTAATCTATCATAGACGAATTACCCAACTTGGAAGAGAATTTATACTGCAATTATTCAATAATGTTGCATAAGTTCTCTTGTGAGATATAATAGCTCAAACAGAAAGAAAATTCAATAGCTGTAAGAAATTTACAGCTATAAAAAAACAGAACAAGTTGAATAGACCTGTTCTGATTAGCACGTATGAGTGAATGCAAATTAACTCATACCAATAATAACAAATAAATAGCAAAATGACAAGGACATTTCACTTAATTGTGAGGTGTCCTTTTTGTGTGCTTGGAAAGTGAGGTTTTACTATGAATTTTATACAATACATAAAGCAAGCGTGGAAAGCTGGCACTAGCGGCGGCACTCCATTAAGCCCAGACAGGCTTAATCATATGGAAGATGGGATTAAGAGTAATAATGATATGATAAGTGAACTGAACAACAATACAACAACAACGTACGAAAATGCTATCATAACATACGCACCTGCTTTGGCACTGGTAAATATAATGCCAGCTAAACTAACCAATACTGTAGCAATTAGGAGCTGGACAACAGTCGCAACTCTGCCTAAGGAATATAGACCGAGTAAAACTATAAAATTTCCGGTCACAGTATATAATCCGGCGGGGTTTGTGGCATATGGACAATTGACACCTAATGGTGCATTACAAATTTATAGTGATACCGAAATTAAGGCAAATCAAGGACAAACATATTACAATTTCACTTATTTTATTTAAGTAATATGTTTATTGAAGATATTGCTGTTTAATTAACTTAATAAATAAAAATTCAAAATGGGTATTGAAATAAAATGTTAGTGGTAGGGACAACTTGAAAATATAAATATATAAAACTAAGGGAACGTATCAGAGATGATATGTTCTTTTTTGTTACCAATTTTTAGGCAGAAAGGGGCGATTGAATGATAAGTGCTGTAATTATCGAGGGAGTGACATTCCCAGTAGCATATAACGGCTACACATATAGTAGGAATAAGATTTGGTCTAAGAACACAGGAAGAAACGATTATGGAGAAATGGTAGGCACAATCGTGGCTATTAAGGATAAAGTAGAACTACAATTGCCACCATTAACAGGTGAACAGGCGTTGTTGCTTGATAATGTGATTAGTGATGAAAATAACCCATTCCCGACAGCACAAGTCCTATTCTTAGGCGGTACACAAAAGGAAATGACAATATACACAGGAGATGTGACATATCCGTATCTCACAAGAGCAAAGAATGAGGACGGATTAATAGTCGGAGCAAAATTAAGTTTAATTCAGAAATAAGGAGATTAACTATGAAAATAACAGGAAATGAAGTTTTAGCACATTATGAAGCACTTGCAAGTGTAGCACAGCTTAAAATGGGTGGCAGATTAGCAGTTGCCATTATGTCTAACATTAAGATGTTAGAGCCACACTTTAAGGCAGTCATAGAAACGATAGAAAAGATACGCGAGGAAAATAAAGATAACAACGATAAGATAAAATCAGAACTTGAAGAACTAGGAGAACAGGAGATAGAAGTATCTGAATACACGAAAGTTGATATAAGTGCATTTGATAGTTGTGAAGCTATTGAGCCAGCTAACATTATCGCACTTAGCTTTATGATTAACGATTAATCAGCAGAAAGGAGCAATCCAATAAATGAAAAATATTAATTGGGGTGCGGATTTCAATTTGCTGTATGCAAGATATTACAGCAAATATTTAGTTGACGGAAAAGAATACAATCAGACACTTAATGAGTTTAAGTACAGCAACATAATCAATCCGAACAATAGCATTTCGATAGGTAATACTTGCAGTAGTAGTGTTACCTTTTCTATTTATAATCCAGAAATCACGCTTGAAAATAAGGATATAACCATTTTTGAGGGTGTTAAGGGCGATAGCGGCATTGAGTATGTACAGACAGGCATATTTACTGTAACTAAAGAAGAAAGTAACGGCGAATACACTAAGTACACAGCTTATGACAAGATGTACAAAGCTGAAAAAGGGTACTTCTCTAAATTAACTTATCCTAGTACAGACAAGGCTATTTTAGAGGAGATTTGCATAAAATTAGGCATAAAGTTAGCAACTAGCATAACAAACACACATACAATTACAGATAAGCCACAAGGCTATACAATGCGTGAAATGATAGGTTATATGGCTATGCTACAAGGTGGAAATGCGGCTATTAATTCTGACGGAAACCTTGAAATAAAGTGGTACAAAGATAGCGGTTATGTGCTTGACGGACATCAATACTATCAGCAAGGGGTTACTTTTACCACTAGCAAAGATTTTACGATAAGAAAGCTGACTTGTAACAATACAAAGTCTGGTGATAAGGAAACTAGCACAATCACTAGCGGCAGTGGTACAACTGGACTTAGCTTTGCTAATCCATTTATGACACAAGCTAACTTAAATGAGATTTATAAAAAGATAGGCGGCTTTCAGTTTAGACCGCTTACAGTTAAGTTTGTCGGTGACTGGCGGCTTGAAGTAGGTGACATTATAACTGTCAACAAAGGTGGCGTTGACTACAAAGTGCCTATAATGCAGATAACACACGAATGTGATGGCGGCTTAATGGACACAGTTACATCTATCGGACAATCTGACACAGAAAACAGTAATATTGCTAGCGGTCCGATAACAAAGCAAATGGAACGATACTACGCTGATTTAGTCTTAATCAACAAGGCAGTTATCGAAAATGCCGATATAACTAGTGCTAATATTGAGAGTTTAAAAGCACATCAAGCGTATATCGACCAATTAAAGGCTAATAAGATTGAAGCTATTACAGCAGATATTGTTAATTTGACAGCAAGTAAAGCTACAATTAATGAAGCTAATATCGCTAAGTTACAAGCAGATTATGCACAGGTAGGCGTGTTAAATGCAGATGTAGCAGACATTAAGACCTTAATGTTTGGTTCTGCGACAGGTAAAAGTTTAACAACAGAATTCGCTAATGCAGTTGTAAGTGTTATCGGCAATGCACAGATTAAAGACGCTATGATTGACAGCATAGCTGCAAGCAAGATTACAGCACTTGACCTTAACACGACTAAATTTAAGGTTCATAGTGAAAATGGAATGTCTTATTGGCAAGACAATACAATTATCATCAAAGATACTGACAGAATAAGAGTTCAAATAGGTAAAGACGCTAATTCGGACTACAATATGTATGTCTGGGATAAAGCTGGCAATCTTATGTTTGATGCCTTAGGACTTACTGAAAAAGGTGTTACGAGGAAAGTTGTTCGTGATGATGTTGTTCAAGATAATGCTAATATCAATGCAAGCAAGCTGGATATTGAAACACTATTTAGTGTTATCAATAACGATAACACCCATACACTTAAGAGCAATAAAATTTATCTGGACAACGAGGGACAGACACTTAATGTCATTATGCAAGCTATAACAAGTGGTGCTGGCAAAGATTATACTCAATGGGGCGGTATGATGAAAGTTGCTAGTGATTTTATCACTAACAAGTTGTGGTGGACTAGCAATGTTGATACTGAAAGCATTCAGACTAAGTTTTCTACTGTTAATCAGAAGCTAGATAGCTACGAAATAACATTATCTGACTTATACCAACAAACGAACGATAATTTTATGGTGTATACAGTAACAGCAACGCCTACAAAAGATAATTATCCAGCCGTTGACTGGTTCATATCCATATATCCGTCAGACGATTTATTTCCAAGTGATAATCTTACTTGGACTTACAGCAATGATGAATATGCTAAACATCGCGGAGCGATAGCATACAACGAAACAGCTCAAAAAACTTGGCGTTGGGCTAAAGATGATAAAGGTAATTGGGGTTGGAAAGAGGTATCTAACACACAATTAGCTTATATGCTTAATCAAAACGCTAGTCTTAAGATTAATCTTAATAGCATATCAACAGAATTAACACAGACAAAGAAAAATCTGACAGATAATTATAGTACAACAACTACTATGATTAACAAAATTACGCAGGAAATTAATGATAATGGTTCAAGTATTAGTTTGGCGCTTAGTGGAACTTACGCTAAGTCAAGCGATTTAGAAAGTTATGCAACTAAAACAAGCCTTGATTTATATATCAAAAAAGACCCTAAAACAGGCGAGCTTAAGAGTGCTATCGAAGCTATTGCAGATACAATAAATATTACTGCAAGGGGTGGGCTTAATTTAAGTGGCAACAGGTTTACATTAAACAGCACGAACGCCAGCATTACAGCAGACGGAACTATAACTTGTAGCAATCTGATTGCCAACGGCGGAAACGTTGGCGGCTGGAAAGTGTCTAAAGATTCAATAAGTACAATATTTAAGCAGAATAATGACTTATTCAGAATTGCATTACAAATACCTGGTGATATTACACCATATGTTTTTTCGGTTTTTCACGGAACTGAAGATGAGGGATACAGCAAAAGTCCTAATTTTTATATAAGTCAAACTGGTAAACTATATGCAACTAACGCACAAATTACAGGAAGCGGCTATTTTTCGTCTGGCACGATTGGAGGCTGGGACATCAGCAAGTCTTCTATCTATAAAGATTACGGCAAATATAGAACTTATATACAGGCACCCGCTAATTCCGAAGCTTGGACATTCTCTTGCCAAGAAGAAAGAGATGGGGCATATTATGGTAATTGGTACGTTCGTGCGGATGGATATATGTATGCTTCTAAAGGTCAAATTGGCAATTTCTCAATTGATAATGGTATATTGTCGACATATCAAAATAATGGAATTAAAGGAATGTCGATAGACCAAAATTACATTAAATTCTATTCTTGGGTCGACGATTACGAAAATTATGTAGGTTCGATAACTACAACAAGATATTATACTAGCAATAATGAAGTAAGAAGAGCTTTAGTGCTAAATGCAGATTATGGAGATGTTGTCGGAATAAATTGTACCAAAGAGAAAACAGAAAATACGGAATACGAATTCGTTATAAGAATAAACAACGATTTAAACAAATCATTAGAGTTTTTTTCGCCCAATATTTCGATGAATGGCGGTTATCAAGATAACGTAAAAAAACCAACGACACTTACAGTATATTGCTATAATCCAAATTCGGGAAAAGACACACAAAATGTCAGAATTACAAATACAGAGGACAGACACTACGAGAACTGCGAACTGTCAGTATATGGAAGTGCATACATAGGATATGATTTGCGATGTTTCGGGTCAATTTATGGAACAATTGCTTCTGATTCAGACGAGAACGTAAAAAAAGATGTTCATTTATTGAATTCAGAAGACTCTTCTGAATTTATCTACAATTTAAAACCTTGCGAATTTAAAATGATTAACGGTACTTCTAATCGCTATCATCACGGATTTATTGCACAGCAGGTTAAAGAAACTATGAAAGATGACTGGGGATTATTTATCGATAAAAAGATTAATAATGATAACTACGAAACACAAGTCTCAGACGAAAACGGAAATACAACTAAAGAGCTAACAGCAAGATACGCATTACGCTATGATGAATTAATAGCGGATATAGTTGCGACTGTACAATCGCAGAATATGCGTATTAAAAAATTGGAAAAGCAATTAAGCAATTAAGGACATCTTCGGGTGTCCTTTTTTAATGCGAATTAGGAGGTAAAACACAATGTTAGACATCAACTCATCAATTCAGAAGAACGGAACATTATCCGTTCAAAACTCAGATGGAGCACTTAAACAGGTAGCTTATCTGTCAGCTACAATCAGCGAAAGCGGCACAGTTAGTATGTCAGCTAGCTTCAATGATTTTGCGGCATACTTGGCGAATGATATAGCACTAGACAGCGAGCTTAAGAGCTTTCTTGATGGCGTTAAAAATACTTACAAGGCAACATACAGCACAGAAGATAACACAGTTAGTTCAGATGCAACAGGAACAGTAGAAAGTGAGGTATTTTAATTATGATTAAATGTGGAGATTTTTCAGCGTGGAATGGTAGCAACTTAGACTTTGATAAAATGCGTGCGGCAGGACTTACACACGCTATTCTTAAGGTTATCAGACGTGATTTTGAGCCAGATGAACAGTTTGAAAATAACTGGAAAAAGTGTCAGTTAGCTGGCATACATATTTGCGGTGTATACAACTTTGTTTACACACCTAGCGTAGAAAGGGCTATTGCGGCGGCTAAAAGGGTATTAGAGGTGCTTGACGGACGTAAAGTTAAGGTGTGGATGGATATAGAAGATACTTGTATGCAAAATTTAGGGTCAGACCTTATCGACATAATTAAGGCGTACAAGCACACAATAGAGGAAGCTGGCTACGAGTTTGGTATCTATACAGGTATGGCGTGGTATGGCAGTTACATTGCCCCATATGCAGACGAAGAAATTCTTAACTGCGATTACTGGATAGCAAGGTACTATCTTGGATATGATGAAATGACACTTGATACAGACCCTAACGAAGATAAGAAGCCTAGTGTTGCTAGAAACCTTGTAGGCTGGCAGTATACATCAAGCGGTGTTGTAGATGGAGTAGACGGAGTTTGCGACTTGTCTGTATTCTATGGCTTTCATAATGATGAAGATAACACAGAGGATAACAGCGAAGAAGACAACACAGAGGATAGCACAGATGAACACGTATACGCTACATACGCCGCTTATACAGACAGATGGTGGGGCGAAGTAGAGGACAGAGAAGATTGGGCTGGCGCAGGTGACAATAAAGCTATCACAGCACTTATTATCAAGGTTAGCAGAGGTTCAGTTAAGTACAGAGTTCACTTGAAGGGCGGTGATTGGCTTCCTTATGTTACTGGCTTTAATTATGACGATTACGATAATGGCTATGCAGGTGACAAGAAGCACGAGATTGACGCAATAGAAATCATTTACTATACGCCAGAGGGTGAGCCTTGGAAGTATGCAAAGTATATGGTATCTGTATTCAATAACCGCAACTTCTATCCAGAACAGATAGACAATGAAACATCAAATGGAATGGACGGATATGCAGGCGTTATGGGTAATGCAATCGACAAGTTCCAGTTAGTTGTCGAATAAAGTCGAAATAACACGACCGAAAGTATTTGAAATATACTAACGATAAATGTATAATAAACTTGTCTTTGAGAAAAGACCCTTAAACATTATCAAGTTCTGGCAGGCGATATTGTTTGATTGGCGTTGGCAATATCGCCGCTACACTTGACACGATAGAACGCGTGTTCTATAATAATCGTATCGCTATCAAACGTGCAAGGGCAAGAGAGGGGAGTGCGGGTTTATGAGTAATGAGGAATACAGGCAAAAGATAACAAAAATGATTAATAAAATAGAAGATAACTGGATATTAGAGCAAATATTTAAGTTTATATGCAATATGACAAAAGAGAGGGCGTAAACCCTCTCTTTCTTACTTTTCGTCTAGCAATTTCTTTGCGATACTTTCCAAGCATTCCCAATCTTTAGGTTCAAGCCTTGCCAATGCACTAACAAGCTTCTTTTCAAAGCTGTCATCGTTTAATTCCATAACTTCATTAACAAAAGCACCAATCTCTTGTTCTCTTGTACGAGATTTAAACATTTTTCCGTTTCCGGTTCGCAGCCATTCTTCATTTACATTAAGAATAGAACATAAAACTTTAATTGATTGTTCTGAAAGATTTCTATTGCCATTTTCAACTAACGAAATGTAGTTTTTGGTAAGCCCTAGCTTTTCAGCAAATACATCTTGCGACATTTTTAATTCTTTTCGCAAGGCTTTTATTCGCTCGTTCACACTTCTCACCTCCCTGCATATATACAATAACATTAAAGTCACACAATGTCAAACTTTTTTACTAAAATATGTTGACAGGTATTACTGGGTATGATATTATAATCACACAAAGTCAAATAGAAAGGAGATGAAAAAAATTGAAAAAACCATCTATTTCAGATGTTGCATTAGTACTTTCAATATTTACTTTACTGTTTCAGATTTTTTGTCATTTTATTTTGCCAAAGCTTTGACAAAATCAATTATTTCTGAATGATGTACAGAAAATTCCATTAAAGCACAGATGATAGAAACAACCACGGAAATCCAACCTTTAATATCGGCTTTACTTGATGTTTTTAATGCGACATCAGCTTGCGTTTTGGAACTTTCAGCAATCTCTTTAGCGGAATCAGCTTGAGATTTAGCGGATTGAGCCATATCGTGAAGTTCTTTGCTTGTCTTTTCAAGATAAGCAGATTGACTTTCTAAAAGCTCATATGGAGATTTGCCTTTTTCATAATTAGGCATTTCCATATTTGGAACTGTTGGTTTGATAAACATATCATTTAAATTTGGATAATTTGGAACATATTGCATAGTAGTACCCCTTTGTTTTTTAAAACACATTATATCACAGAAAGGAAGTGAATTAAATGAGCGAAAAGGAAAAGGAAATCATCAAGAAGCTATCCGATACAATACCAAAACTTGATGATAGCAAGAAAAATTACATTCTTGGTGTCGCCGAGGGAATGGCAATGGTAAGAGAATCAGAGAAAGCCGATAGAAAGGAGCAAACTAATGAATGAAGTCAAGACGATAGAGCTTAGAACACCTATTGAAGTTGCCCTTGATATTGATAGTGAGGGGATGACAACAGCAAGAAAACTGTACAACTTCTTAGGATTAGCACAAGGGCAGTTTTCAAGGTGGGCGAAAAGCAATATTACAGATAATGAATTTGCCACAGAAAATGAGGATTATTGGCGGTTCGACATAGATGTCGAGACACCGACAGGTGGCATAGTAAAGAGAGATGATTATAAGCTCACAGCTCATTTCGCCAAGAAGTTATCTGTTAAAGGTAATTCAGAAAAGGCAGAAGAAGCAAGGGAATACTTCACAACAGTAGAAGAAAGAGTTAAGCAGAAAGCTATTGATGTATCACAGCTTTCACCACAGCTTAGACTTATGAATATGCTTGTTGAAAGTATGAACAAGGCAGAGATAGAGCAGAAGAAACAGGCAGAACAGATAGCCAAGGTTGAAACAACTGTTAACAATATGAAAGAGATTTTTACAGAGCCTATCGGCGATTGGAAGAATGATATTAATGCCAAAGTGAGAGAAATATCTATCAAAAGTGGCATTGATTATCAGGCACTTTATAATCAACTTTACGGCGAGTTGGAAATGACCGCACATTGTAGTCTTAAAAGATTGCAGGATAACAAGGTGGCAAGAATGGAAAAGGCAGGTAATACCAAGACGGCTATAAAAGCGGCAACAACCAAGATTGCTGTTATTTATGATAAGCCACAGCTTAAGGCAATATTTGAGAATATTGTTAAGAGATATGCTATGAAATATTGTGCATAAGGAGATTGTATATGGACAGAATAGACGAGTTTAATATATTACAGGGTTTTAAGTTTCTTGAAGCATATGAACAGATTGCTGTTTCTGATGATGGTTCAATGGCAGATGTGATTGCTATGAAATTCTACAATGACAAGAATGTTGCTATTGAAATAACATTTATTGACGGAGAATGGCAGGTAGGTGAGCCATATGCTATTGATAATGAATTTAATTCAATTAATAAAGTTGAGAAAAAGAGAAATTCCTTGCTTGCAGAACTGAATGAGAACTTAAAGAAACTGACAAGCAAGGAAGATAAAGAGTATCAGGGTGAAGTTGGCAAATCAGCTTTTAATCTTGATTGAGCCAGTTATGGTAATGTTCCAGCATTTCCATAACACCAATTTCAACCCACGCACGTCTAATGAATTCGTGCTTTTCACCCTCATCAGCAAAGTTATTGCTATTAGCGCTTTTCATAACTTTTTGATGAATAGAAGAGTGAATGTTAGCACCATTTTCGTTGACGAACTTTTTAAAATCGTTGAAGTCTTTCAAGGTTTCACCTCTTTCCTATAAAAAGATAAGAGGATTATATCACAATTTTTAAAATAAGGAGAAGTTTATGGAAAAGGAAGTACAAGCAACACCACAATATAGCATATCAGTAGAAGAACTGATTGCGGAAAGAAATAAGTTAGAAGTCTCTATTGCGGCATACAAGAAAGCTAAGAGAGGCAGTAAGATAGCTGAATATTTATGGATTTTATCAGCAATATTATTTATTGTGTCAATGATATTTCAGCTTATTAATTAGAAAGGAGTTTTAGCAGATTGATATTTATTATTTCTGAAAAAGGCGAAAGGCAGATTAATGAGGTAGAAAAACTTGAAATCCTGGCACACATTGGCAGAAGAACAAGTTACCTCTTAGGAAGAAATAAACATTGTGAGCCATTAAGGAACATAGTTACAAGAGATATTTTAGGGCAGTTAAAGCACGAATACGGGTGTGGTTTGAGTGAACTCAAAAAGAAGTACATAGCAGACACTCACGATTATATCGACTGCTACGAACTGCCTACAATAATGAAAGAGAGATATAAGCTATGATACAGGGATTTATGCTAGGAACGATATTCGGGATGTTTTTAGAACTGGCTTGTATCGTTCTGACAATGGCAAGGGCAAAGAGAAAAGAAAGGATTGAACAATATGAAACAGGTAAACGAGAAAGTAATAACAGTACAGGATTGCATTGATATGTACGAGAAAAAGGATATGTATACAGTTATTGACGGCGGTAAGGTTGTTGGATTTGTAGAAAAAGAGAAGGAGAACTAAAGATGAAAGAGAGAAATAACAATATTACAGCTTTTGGGTTAGTTGCAGAAGAGCCAGTTTTCAATCACGAATCAAACGGAGAGGACTTTTATAAGACTTTTATAACAGTTAGAAGAACTAGCGGAACTTTTGATACGCTGCCAGTTGTTATATCTGACAGAATTATTGATATGAAAGAAATTAAAGTAGGCGATTGCGTGATGATTACAGGACAGGTAAGAAGTCATAACCTGCACATAGGAGAAAAAAGTAAGTTAGAGCTTTTTATCTTTACTGAAAATATAGAGATATATGAAAACGAGGAAGAACTACCTTTTAATAATGATGTAGTTCTTAGAGGTTTTATTTGCAAAGAACCTATATACAGGGTAACGCCACTTGGAAGAGAAATAACAGATGTTCTCATAGCTATTAACAGAGCATATGGCAAGTCTGACTATATACCTTGCATAACTTGGGGCAGAACAGCTAAGTTTGTCGGTCACTTGCCAGTAGGAACACATATAGAAATGACAGGTAGATTCCAGTCAAGACCTTATACAAAGAAGATAAGCGAAGATGAAGTTGAAAACAGAGCAGCTTACGAGGTATCAGTAGGCAGAGTTGAGATTATAGAAGAAAAGGAGAATGCTGATGAATAGTGATATTACAGTTTCAGAATTAGCTAGTATGGCAGCAAACAATGAAAAGCGTTGCCAAGTATGGCATCCAGTTCAAGGCGTTATCTTTGATGGCACGTTTGATGAACTTGACAGACGGCATTATCTGGAAGACAAGACAGTTGATAACTTCTCAATAGAAGATGATGTATTCATTATGAATATATAAATAAGGAAAGGATATGTTTATGGAAAGAGCAGTTTTAAAAAAGGTAGTTCTTGAAAACTTTATGTGCTATGCACACGCAGAATTTGATTTTTACGCCATTACAAAGATTATGGCTAAGAATGGCAAGGGTAAGTCAACTATTGCCACAGCTTACTTATGGTGCTTGTTTAATTGCGATTATGAGTTAAAGGATAATCCGGTTGTAAGACGAGAAATTGACGGAAAATCCGTTGATGATATGGATACAAGTGTTGAACTTACACTTGATGTTGACGGAAAAGAAGTAACTATGAAGAAGGTACAAGTCCGTACCTATAACAAGGATAAGACAGGCTATAAGGATGACAACTCATATTACATTAATGATGTGAGAAAGAATCTTAAGGATTTCAACGCATACCTTGATGTCGATATGAATGTATTCAAGATGTGCAGTAATGTAAATGCTTTTCTTAATCAGAAGCCAGCTGAAATGAGAGAATACTTATTCGGGCTTGTAGGAGATGTTACAGACCTTGATATAGCTTCACAGAAAGCTGAATTAGCCGAGTTAGTTCCTTTGCTTAATAAGTATACAGTTGAAGAATTATCAGCTATGAATAAAGCTACAAAGACTAAAATCACAAAGGATTTGCCGATTCTTGACGGACAGATTAAGGAAAAGGAAAGAGATATACAACTTAAACAGGCTATTGATGTATCTGACCTTGAATTACAGAAAAACAGTCTTAAAGAACAGATTGCTGATTGTGTGGCAAAGCAGACCGACAATGACAAGCTGATGGCTGAATATGACAAGGCTAGTTCGGATATTCTTAATTTGAAGCTTGAACTTAGTGATATGAGCCGCAAAGTTAATGAGGATAATGTTAAGGCTAGAAGAAATCTTGAATCACAGATTAATAACCTTAATTATATGATTGAAGATAGTGAGAAATCAATCAGCAATGCAGAGAGTGTGGTTCAGTTCGATAAGGATAAGATAGCAGAATATCAGAAAACGCTTGAAGATAGCAGAACTGAATGGAAAGCTAAAAAAGAGCGTGAATTTGACGAGAATAGCCTTATTTGTCCTTATTGCAAACAGGAATATCCAGAAGATAAAAAAGAGGAATTAAGGACAGATTTTAAGGCATATAAAGAAGCTGAACTTAACAGGATTACTAATAAGGGTAACACAGCTAAGAAAATGCTTGATGAAGCCAAAGAATTGTTAGTTGAAGCTGAACAGGAATTGGCTGACAGAAAGCAGAAGTTAGAAAAACATTTAGTGGATTTAACAGACCTTGAAAAGCAGTTATCAGAACTTCCGCAGGAAATTGATGTAACAGCCACAGAAGAATACAAGGCACTTGAACAGAAGATTGCAGAAAAAGAACAGGCTATGCACAAGGCTAATGATATTTCAACAGTTAAGGCAGAATTAAAGGTACAGGAAACAGCTTTAAGGCAGCAGTTAGCAGAATGTGAAAGCCAGATTGCAAAGTCTGATACGGCAGCAGACGAACAGCGACTTGAAGAATTAAAGCAGACAAGGATTGATTCTGAACAGAATAAAACTAATGCGGAGAAAATCCTTGACTTACTTGATGAACTGGATAAGGCAAAGAACGAAGCCTTAACAGAAGCGGTAAACAGTCATTTTGGGTTAGTTAAGTGGCAGTTGTTTACTTATACAAAGTCTGGTGGTTACAAGAGCTGTTGTATACCTACTGTTGACGGAAAGAGTATTTTAACAACTATGTCTAACAAGGGTAACAGGATTTTAGGCAGAGTCGATATTTGCAGTTCAATTCAGAAGATTAGCGATATATCAGTGCCTATTATCTTAGATGATTCTGAAAGCCTTAGTACGGACAATCAGAAGAAAGTTGCTGAAATGGTAGATAGTCAGTTGATTATGCTGATTGTAAATGACAGTGAGAAATTAGAGATTATGGAGGGATAATATGAAACTTTATTTTTACAAATTGAATACAGATGAAAGATACGGAAAAACAGGAATTACAGCACAGGTCTGTGAAGCGGAAGAGAAACCTAAGACATATAAGGCTATTGGAGGCTCTTTCCCTAACTACTTTAGCATAGTGAGAAAAGACGAAGTTGGACAATTAAAATATGATTGCCTGTTTCTTACAGAACCTAACTTTGAGTATGCAAAAGAAGAATTTAGACTTAGAGCGGAACGAATGATTGCAGTTAAGTTAGAAAAAATTGAAAAGCTCAAAGCTGAATTAAAAATAATAAATGAAAGTGAGGAATAATTATGGCAGAGAATACAGCAGTTGCGGAAAAGAAAGAAGCTGAAAGCAGAGAACTTGTAGCAAAAGATTTTACAGAGGGAATGGTTGTTAAAATTAAGCAAAAAGAGAAATTCGGCTTGACATTCCCTAAAGATTACAACTACACAAACGAGTTTATGTCGGCAATGCTGATTTTACAGGACACAGTAGATATGAATAAGAAGCCTGTATTACAGAGTTGCACAAGGGCAAGTATTGAGAATGCACTTGTTGAAATGGTTACGAACGGACTTTCAATGCAGAAGAAACAGTGCTACCCAGTTGCTTATGGCGGCAAGCTACAGTGTCAGAAGTCAGTGTATGGAAACACTTGTATAGCAAGGAGATTCGGACTTAAAGACATTAACGCAGCGGTCATTTATAAAGGGGATGTATTCAAGTACCACAAAGAGGACGCAAAAACAATTATTGATTGCCACGAACAGAGTTTTGAGAACATTGACAATGATAAGATTACCGGGGCTTATGCAGTGGCGATTATGGATGACGGAGAGAAGATAGCAGAGGTTATGACTATTGCACAGATTAAGCAGGCTTGGAAACAGGGTTATGGCTACAAAGAGAATGGCAATGGCACACATCAGAAATTTGCTGACCAGATGGCTATGAAAACTGTCAAAAATAGATTGCTTAAATATATCAATAATTCCCATAGTGGCAATGAAAATGAGGATTACGAGGAAATCAGCCACGATGAAATGCTTGAACAGGATGTAGCTTACGATATTGAACAAAACGCAAACGCAGTAGATTTTGACGAAAGCGACATTATCGACAGCACAGCCACAGAAGTAACCGAAGAACAGGCAGAAGATAGCACATTACCACCATTTATGCAGGCAGAATAGGAGTTTGAGTATGAGAGTAATTTCACAGGACGGAACATTAGATGTTCCATATAATGATTATCAATTATTTGTTATTGGTGCTAAATATGATGCAAAAGTAGCGCGTATATATTGCCAAAGCTCATACGCACCAAGTGTAAAAATTGCTGAATACTCAACCAACGCAAAGGCACTTAAGGCTATGGAAATGCTTAGAATTGCGTATGAAAATAATGTGTTTTATCATTGCACAGCCAGTTCAAAGCGTTTTGAAGAAGTACAGAGTATTTTGAGTGAGGAACAATTCCGGAAAGCTACAACAGAGTACTTTCAGTTCCCACAGGATGATGAAATCGAGGTGTGAGTATGGCAAAACACACAATGCAGGAATTATACCAATGGCAGGCATTACCACTAAACATCAAAGTCAGAATGACAGCGGAGAGAATAAGAAACTGGGTAAATGAATTTGGCGAAGATGGCGTGTATCTGTCATTTAGCAGTGGCAAAGATAGTACAGTTTTAGGGCACATAATCAGAGAAGTTTGCGGATATAAAAATATTCCTTTTGTGTTCGTGGATGTTCCGACACAGTATCCAGAGTTAAAGGAGTTTGCCAAGACTTTTGATAACCTTGTGATTTTGAAGCCAAAGATTTCATTTGCACAGGTTTGCGAAAAGTATGGATTTCCGATGATTAGTAAGGAAGTGTCAAATTGCGTAAGTGATGCGAGAAAGTATGTTAAATACCTTGACAGTCAAAAATCTAAAAACACAATCTTAACAGACAGACAGACAATTCCGTATGCTTGCTATATGGCAGACCTGTTAGGAATAGACAGGAGAATAAACAAGCAAAACGAACAGTACAAGAGTTTGCAGATGGGGGTTATCCCTAGCGGTTCAGAATATAGGTTACGCAGACTGAATGGGGAACTGACAGATAGTAAAGGCAATTATAGTCAGTTTAATCAAGAAAAATATAAATTCTTTCTTGATGCACCATTTGAAATAAGCGACTTATGTTGTGACATTATGAAGAAAAAGCCTGCGCACGATTACGAAAAGAAAACAGGCAGAAAGCCTATTATAGCGACTATGGCAAGCGAAAGTGTTATGCGTACGCAGAAATGGTTGCAGGATGGCTGTAATGCTTTTAATGTTAAAAGACCACATAGCAACCCTATGAGCTTTTGGACGGAACAGGATGTGTTGCTTTACATCAAAGAAAACAATCTGCCTATATGTTCTGTTTATGGCGAAGTGGTTACAGATTATGAAGCTATGGGGCAATGCGAAAATCAGATGTCATTTGCGGATTTTGGGATTTTTGATAAGGAAAGACCATTGCTGAAAACAACAGGATGCCAAAGAACAGGTTGTGTACTGTGTGGATCCGGATGTCACTTAGAGAAAGAAAGCAGATTTTTAAGGCTGAAAGAAACACATCCTAAATTCCATAATCTGCTTTACATCTTGAAAAACAATGGCGTGACATACGCAGAAGCTATTGACTGGGTAAATGAACACGGAAATATGAATATTAAGTATTAAGGAAGTAATTTTATGAAATTAAAATGTTTAGGCTCATCGTCAGCTGGAAATTGCTATCTGCTAACTTCCAACAACGGAGAAACACTTATCCTTGATTGTGGAATACCGATTAAGGAGATTAAAAAAGGCTTAGATTGGAACATTAAAGATGTTGTGGGTACGATATGTACCCACCACCACCAAGACCATTCGTTATCAGTTTATCCTTTAAGAAGAATGGGAATACCTGTATTCGCACCATACATAAGCAAAAAACCTATGAAAATTGGTAATGGAGATTTTAGAGTACAGGCATTTGATTTAACAACAATAGACGGAAGCTGGACACACACCAATGCAGACGGAACACCTTGTCCAATATATGGCTTTCTGATAACTCACAAGGAAATGGGGCGAATGCTTTACATAACCGATTGCGAAGTTGTCAAGTGGAGGTTTAGAGATATAAATCACATTCTGCTAGGTGTGAACTATGACAAGGATTTAGTTGACAAAGACAACGACCCAAAGACAAGACACGTTTTCAGAGGTCACTTATCCATTGATACAGCTTGCGATTTTGTCAAGGCAAATTATTCAGACAACTTGCAGAACGTCATAATGTGCCATCTATCAAGTGAAAATTCTGATAGAGATAGTTTTATCGAGAAAATGAAAAAAGTTGCTTGCGGGGCTAATGTGGATGTTGCGGTAGCAGGGAAAAGTTGGGATTTGAAAAATCCTAGTGAATGTCCGTTTTAGAAAGGAGAGTTGATATGTCAAGAGAAATTTGCGGAGAATGCAAGTATAACAAGTATTCTACAACGGAAAAGGAGTTCTACTGTAGCAATACCGATAGCGATAACTATGGAATAGCAACTATGTATGATGATACTTGTTGTGATTTTGAAGAAAAGGACGATTAAAGGCGGAAAGGAGTATTAATGAATAGTAATCATAATTGCAACTGCCAGCACAACAGCAATTCAAGAGATAACGAGCCTTGTTGCAGGTGTAACAACACAAAGACTAATGCTGACAGAATAAGGAATATGAGTGATAAAGAGTTGGCAGAATTTCTTGTCGGATTTAAAAACGCATTCGGGGAGGAATACGAAGGAGAAGCTAGTTGTATGGATTGGCTTCAATCAGAAGCGGAATAGGAGAGAATATGAAGTATATAAGTAATGCAAAATATGGAGAGCCAGTTGAAACAGGAACTATCTACAGAGGCGACAATAAAAGATTAGGTATATGTGTTCATACACTATGTGGTTGTGGAGAAACACTATATATGAATTGTCAGACACTAGGTATTGTGGATAGAAAATTAAACAGTACATCTATAATGAGTGCGATAAGCGAAGCTCAATTATTGGTGAAACGGGAGCTTGATTTACTTAGCAAGGAACTTAATTCTATATTGAACAGTGAGATAGAAATATCAAGGTATTAGAAAGTGAGGAAAAGTAATGAATCGTATAATTTTATGTGGAAGAGTTGTTAGAGAGCCAGAGATTAGATATTCACAGACAGTAAACGGAAGTATGGCAGTAGCAAGATACACATTAGCTGTTGACAGAGCTTTTAAGAAAGAGGGCGAACAGACATCAGACTTTATTAAGTGTATCGCGTTTGGCAAAAATGGAGAGTTTGCGGAGAAGTATCTTCATCAGGGAACTAAGATTATCGTTGAGGGCAGATGGCAGACAGGCAACTACACTAACAAGGACGGACAGAAAGTCTACACTAATGATTGCGTTGTTGAAAGACACGAGTTCTGCGAAAGTCGTACTAATCAGCAGAGCAACAATAATGGAATTATGGGCGGTAATGCTAGTTCAGACAGTTTTATGTCAATTCCAGACAATGTAGCTGACGAGGGATTACCATTTAATTAAAGAGGTGTGAGTATGACAGAGAACGAAGCAATAAGAGAGGTAAGATTTAATATGTCAACAATAGGATTGAGTGACAAAGCTGCTAAAAGAGTTGTTGAAGCAAGAAATATGGCAATCAAGGCGCTTGAAAAGCAGATACCTAAGAAACCTATATTTAACCATAACCTTAGTGATACTCTTTCTGTATTCCATTGTGAATGCGGAAACGTAATCAAAGTTAGTCACGATGTAGGAATAATGGATAACAACAATGCACCAAATTACTGTAGCAAGTGCGGCTGTAGGCTAGACTGGAGTGATGAAGAATGAGATTGATTGATGCAGATAACTTAAATTTTCAGGAGCAGTACTATAACAAAAGCCAGATGAAAGCGATTCTTGATTTTGTTGATAATCAGCCAACAGTTTATGACATTGATAGAGTTGCGGAGCGGTTGAAAACAGACTCTTCTGTAAGATTGTATGGAAGTGGCAACAGCAATAATTATCTTATTCCTCTTGAAAAGGCAATTGAGATAGTAAAGGTAGGAGACAATATATGAGATTGATTGATGCAGATAAACTAATTGAGGATATTCACAAAAGAAATTATATCGATAAGGCTTTATCTGAAATACTTGAAACTATCATTAATGAACAACCAACGGCTTTTAGTATGGGGGCTAAACCTATTGATAATTTTATAAATCCTTTTGAAGCAAAGGCAGGTGGCAATTCTTGAGTTATCAGAACATAGCAAGAGTCAAGGCGATAGAGAAAAGTAATAGGCAAAGGCTACTAAAGATAAATCCACAACTTGATGACGAGAGCGGCATTTACTTTTTAACTAGAATTGACGAGAATGGCATTCCTTATTTTTACATCGGGCAAGCACTACACCTATCGCAGAGGATGTGTGGACACCTTGTAGGGTATCAGCACATAGATTTATCAATCAAGAAAAGAGGATTTTACAGTGAAGAAAATCCCTATGGCTGGAAACTTAATTTCATTCATTATCCAGCAAATGAGCTTGATAAATGGGAACAGTACTGGATTTTGGAGTACACCAAGAAAGGTTATCAGTGTAGATATAACAAGACAGCAGGCGGTCAAGGAGAGGGCAAGGAGAAGATAAATGAATTTAAACCCTCTAAAGGTTATCGTGACGGCATACAGCAAGGCAAAAAGGTGTTAGCAAGGCAATTATCCTCTATCGCTGAAAAGCACCTTAAAATCGAAATTAGAGACGATAAGGCCAATAATAAGGTGTCGCAGAAACAGTATGAGAAATTTATGGATTTATTGAAAGTGGGTGGTTCAGAATGAAGATTTTAAGCAAGAAGAAATACAACAAACTCATTGAAGATTTTGAGGAATTGCAGAAAAAGGTCGAGGAACTCAAAAGGATAAATGAGAGCATCGGAAAAAAGTTGGAAGATAATAAGACCGGTTGCAGGCTGAATAAAGGTAGTCAATTTTGCTTCGACTGTAAAAATTCTTACAGATACAGAACTTATATGGGAATGGGAGAAGTTGAACAGTGTGGTTGCTTGCTTGATGTGTCTTGCGAGAATTTTGAGAGGAAAGAAAGCGAGTGATTCAGAATGAAAAGAAATGATTGCATAGAGGTATTAGGTCACTTGAAAGAAAAGCTGAAAGAAAAAGATATAATTGCCGTACAGGATAGCGAAGATGATTATAAATGTCCTGTATGCGGTCAGATTTTTACAGGTGAAGATATTATTAAATACTCTTACAAGTGGTGCTATAACTGCGGCCAGAGAATAGATTTTGCTCTTCCGAGAAACAGATTTAATTAACTAAAAATCAAAGAAAGGAATGGGTTGTGCGCACATAAAACCGAGGTTTCCTTTTGGTAGATTTAGAATGTATAAAAAGAAGATTAAATGCGAGATATATCGTGATTCTATGCAGAATTACAAGAAATACGCAATACCCCCAGCACAGCTTATTATTGCTGATGTTCCTTACAATGTAGGAACTAATTTCTATGGAAGTAACCCTATGTGGTACAACGGTGGCGATAATAAGAACGGAGAGAGCAAACTTGCGAAGAAAGCAGCTTTCAATTCAGATTTTAATTTCAATCTGTATGAATACTTCCATTTTTGCTCAAAAATGTTGAAAAAAGAGGACGCAAAGCCTATCGCAAGGGGCAGAAGTAGTAACAGTCCTTGTATGATTGTATTTTGTTCATTTGAGCAGTTGTCAACATTGATTGCGGCGGCGAAGAAACACGGATTTGTTAATTACATACCGCTTGTATTCTGTAAAAATTACAGCCCACAGGTACTTAAAGCGAATATGCGTATCGTTGGTGCTACGGAATATGCACTCGTACTATACCGAAATAAGTTACCGAAATTCAGAAACGGCTTGCAGATTGATGAAAACGGAAAGAATATCAGAGGTACAGGGCATATGGTATTTAATTGGTTCAACTGGGAGAAAGACGGAAAAGACATACCAAAAATTCATCCAGCACAAAAGCCTGTAGCAGTCCTTAAAAAGCTGATTGAGATTTTTACAGACGAGGGAGATACTGTTATTGACCCTTGTTGCGGTAGCGGTAGCACGCTAAGAGCCGCCGCAGAACTTGGCAGAAGTGCATACGGATTCGAGATTGACAGAAACTTTTACGAGCGTGCAAAGAATGAAAATGCTTGTATTTGAAAAGGACAGTCAAATGAATATAAGTGATTTTATAGGAGATACAGTATGAAAGACGAAACAAGGCAGGAAATACAGATTTTACTTGACCTACTTAAAGGCAGCCTTACAAGAAATGGTGTAAGTATGGCAACCGACAATAGTGGCAACTTGATGTTCTTTGATACGTCTGTCTATGTTAGAAGTAAAGGCAAGGAATTTGACGGATTCAGAGTTAATATTAACGATTTAGTGAAGTAATAATGTGGCAGAACTTGAAGAGGTAATTATGGCAGGCAATTTTATTAAAATTGACAGAAAAATTTTAAAGTGGGAATGGTGGAGTGATATTAATACATTCAGGCTTTTTATGTATATGTTGATAAGTGCCTATTGGAAAGACGGAAATTATAAAGGCAAGATAATTGAAAGAGGGTCCTTCCCCTCTTCAATATCTGAATTATCAAAAGAAACTAACTTGTCTGTAATGGAAATTCGTACCTCACTAAAACACTTACAATTAACAGGCGAAATAACAAGCAAAGCAACAAACAAATTCACGATATTTACTGTGGTTAACTACAATTTGTATCAAACGGATAACAAGCAAGATAACAAACAAATAACAAGCAAGATAACAAACAATCAACAAACAGATAACATTCTATTAACAAACTCTATATTAAAAGAAAGTAAGAATGAAAGAACAGAAGAAATTAAAGAAGATAAGAATATAAAAGAAAAAGATATTACTAACGTAATATCTAAAAAGAAAAGTTATTACCCAGATGATGAATTACTTGATGAAGCATTTAACGAGTATGTGACAATGCGTAAGAGAATTAAAAAACCTATATGCACTGACAAGGCATTGCATAGGGCTATGAATACTCTTGAAAAGCTATCGGGCGGAGATAATGACTTAGCTGTTAAAATTCTTAATCAGTCAGTAGACCATTGTTGGCAAGGACTGTTTGAATTGAAAGAAGATAATTCTAATAAGCAGCAAGGCAAGAAAAATGTATTTGATGAATGGATGGAGGCAATGAAATGACAAGGGAACAGGTCGGAAAACTTCTAATGACGATACAAGCTTATTATCCTAACTACAATCCGCCAGATAAAGAGATTACTCTTAATGCTTGGTATATAATGCTTGCTGAATATCCAGAAGAATTAGTTTTACAGGCATTAAGAGCTTGTATTGCAACTAATACTAGCGGTTTTGCACCAGATG